TACCCGAGCGACGGTACGCCACGGAGTGCTGGCTTCGGCGAGACAGTACAGCGGACGGGAAGTGTACCGTGCTCTACCCTGCAAGAGGTTGTCCCGGTGGTGTAGGCTCACTAGACTTCACGAGTGAGGGCGGATCGGGCCCGGTGGCCTGCACGGTCTTCAAAACCGGTGGGCGGGGTGACGAGCCTCGCCGGTGGGTTCGACTCCCATGCGCCCTCGCCAAGGTTTCCCCATCCCCATGCGGAAACCGTGAGCGGAATCCCTTCCCTACTCCCCGATATGAGGGGGTTCCATGGGCACAAACCAGCAGCAGCAGGCGGCCTCAACGGTGTTCCCCACCGGTGGGGGTGGGCCAAGTCACCGGCTCCTTACGGAGCCATTGAACCGACTCCTTCCTCCCGGGGTGCGTCAGAAGGGGAACCGCTTCGAAGGGCGCGTCAAGGTCAATGGTAAGCAGTACACAGTTTCCGGAGCGACACCTGAGGAGGCGTACCTTGCCCTCCAGCAGTTGAAAGCGAGGTTGAACCAACGATTCCGAAACGAATCGGTAACTGATCACCGGCTCTGTGAGGAACTGGTGAATGGTCGAGGTTGGCAGCCGCGTGAGCCACTCACCGTGGAGCAGCTGCTGGAGCAATGGATGCAGGCTCATCCTGAGTGGAAGCCGCGCACCCGTCACGATTACCAGGCCCTCGCGGCTCGCTGGGTGCTGCCACTCCTGGGTAGCTGCCCCCTCTCGGATCTGCAGCCCAGACAAATCGAGGAGCTGCTTGCGTACATGCCCACGCGGCAGGCAGCCAAGGTTTATGCCATGCTGAGGGCAGCTCTCAATGCAGGCTACCGCTGGGGCCTCATCGAGGAGAACCTCATGGAGCGCGTATCCCCGCCGCGCTACAGGGCCCCCAGGAAAGCCCTGCCGCCGTTGGAGCAGGTAGCGCGGGCACTCGCAGAGAGCCGCCACCACTCCTGGTGGCCGTGGTTTGCCCTCGCTGTATCTACCGGGCTCAGGCCTGGTGAGCAGGCAGCCCTGCGCTGGGAAGACTGGTCGCCGGGGGAGAACGTGCTCTGGGTGCGGCGCAGTGGCCAGTACATCGACGGTACCTGGGTCGAGACGCCACCCAAGACGTATGCCGGAGACCGGCGGATCACTCTTCCCACGCTGGCGCAAGCAGCCCTGCAGGTCCAGCGAGAGCGGGTACCAGAGGGCGTCGCCCTCGTGTTCCCCAACCATGCTGGGAAGCCCTACTCGGCTTGGGGTATCAACGATGGCCTCAAACGGTTCTGCCGCGAGACAGGTCTGCCACCTCTCACCCCACACCAGCTCCGCCACTACCATGCTTCCCTGCTGATCCAGCAAGGGGTGCCCCTCACCCTCGTCTCCCGCCGCCTGGGGCACGCCTCACCAGAGGTCACGGCACGCGTCTATGCCCACTGGCTGGGCGGCGACGACAGCATCGCCGCTGACGCCGTCAGCACAGCGCTCCCGGTCCCTTAACGACACCGACTCCGTCAGGAATCGGTGCATCGTCGCAGACCCGTCGCTGAGTGAACAGCCCCGGTATGCACTGCCGGACTACCAGCAATTGTGTCAGCAACCGGTAGCTCCTCACCGACGATACCCGTCGGGAGCATGCAAGAGACCCCGAGGGGTACAGACGATACCCATACCCCCTATCGAGAGCCGAAATGGCTACTGCTGATGGAGCGGCTTTGTGGGGAAAGCGGGTCGGGAGTTTTGATATACCCCCGGAGGGTATCCGGCCAGTACCCACCTACCTGTCTCGCCGCCTGACCGCACCTCCCTCCCTGCCTGACCGGCACCTTCCTTACCGGCTCCCTGCGTACCTCGCCCCTCCACGATTCCCGCAGAAATCCGTGACTCGTCAGAGCTTCCGACAGGAAGCAGTAACCAGCTACCCCTCGAGCACCGGTAGTACCCCTCTCCCACCCACATGGAGCCATTGTCTCCCAGGCACACACCGTTTTCGTACCAGAGCGCCATCACGGCTACCGAACCTGGTGCCGTTTTTCGCGCAGCCACGAGGATGGTTTGCGGCGTCTGTGCGGTTGGAAGAAGCCTGGTTCAGATGGTATTGACATCCGGAACCATCTGTGCTATAACGGTACCAGAAGACAAGAGGGCGATACCGGAAGCAACGGAGTAGCCCAGGAACCTTGACAACGGAGCGAGAGACGCCGGGGCGTCGCGATGACGTTCTGGACCACTGGAACCGCTACCGAGGTTGCACAGCACATCGCCACCAGCGCCTCGGTAGCGTGGGGGCAGAAGCTGTTTCGAGGGTGCAACTCCCTCGGCCCCCAGCGCAGTCGGTTCCAGTGTCAAAGGAGGGTGCCATGGTAGCGCAACCGCTGCTCCAGCGCGGTATCCGTATCTTCTACCAGCAGCTGGCCATCGAAGTCCTGGCGGAGGCCATAGCGGCAGCCTGGAAGCGGATCTCAGGTGAAAGCCTCGATCCCACCGATGCTCGCTATCTGGCCTCTATCGCTCTCCGTGAAGAGCACGACCAGTCCTGGGTGGTAGTGGGATCAGCTTTCCGCGCAGCCGAGAGCCAAGAGTACCGCGACGAGGAGATCCTTGATCTCGATGCCGAGATCCTTGTCTACCGATTGGTAGACAAGGGCTACCTCAGCTGAACACCCCTGCCCTCCTCCCCAGCGCTGACCCAGGTCTCAGCGGCCTGGGTCAGGTCGAATGGGATCGACGGGATCCCAGGGAAACTGGAAGGAGGGACACATGACCGGCTCAGCCTACCGCCGCCTCTACCTGGAGGCAGCGCACCAGGCCAACCTGGTGCTCCGCGATGTCCGCGCCGCCCTCGCGGTAGCGGATCTCGCCAGTCGGCACCCCGGTTCCCTGGCACTGGTCATCCTCGGTGACCGAGACACCATCGAGGAACTGGCCAGCATCGCTGCCGCTATCGGGAAGACGCTTCCACTGCTTCCTCCAGCGGTTGCCCACAGTATCGCCGAAGAGGCTCTGGAAGCGCTCAGGCGGCAGCGGCAGCTCGGAGCCCGAGACGGGCAAGCAGGGCGATGATGGAGAGGACAGCAGGAGAAAGGAAGTCTCCCATGGCACGCCGGAAGAGCCAACGCGAGTTCGCCACGATGCGCAGCATCCTCGCCGACGCACTGGGTACCCGCCGCAAGTCTCGCCCAGTCAGCTACAACGCCAAGGATGCCGCCGCTCTCGCCATCCAGGGACTGTACGAGTACCTCGCCGATATCGCAGCAGCAGGGCACCCCGATGACGCGAAGATCGCCGCCCAGCACTACCAGGAACTCCAGGGAGCTGAGAAGGAGCATCTCCTCCGCTCCATCCAATCTCTCCTCCCGCTCCTGGTCGCATCGCACCCGCGAGGGGCACGCATCTACAACGTCCTCTGGAGGCGCGCACCCTATCACCTGGGGTGGGCATACGGGAAGTACCTCGTCACCGCCTCAGCGGACATAGCCACAGAAGACCTGCTCGAGACCTACGCGGAAGTCAAGTCCGCTTGAACACATCCCTACCCATACCAACCCTCCTTCCCCAGCGACCCCAGGGGGCGACCCCTGGGGTGTCGAATGCCACCTGGTGTTCGGGTGGCAGGGAGACTGGAAAGGAGGACGGGAATGCTCCAAAGAGGGCACTACCTCATCGTCGCTCCTGACCCCTGTGGCGACGGTTACGTTGCCACCGAGGTCGAGCCCACCGCAGCCGAGGTCGCCATGCGGATCCTGACCTCGTGCTTCCTCACCCGGCACTACCGCCGCTTCGCTTTGGCGAAGGGAGCGACACCAGAGGAAGCGGTCACGAACTGGTTCCAGAACCGGCGAGAGCAGAAGTGAAAGGAGATGGGTGCCATGACGAACCGTCACGCTGCTGCAGCTGAGCGCCTGTACCAGGCTGCTTATGACCTAGTTCTCGAACACCTGGATGAAATCGACGAGGACGACGCCCACTTCGTGGCAGCCCAGCTCCTCTACGAGTGGGGGGCCGAGCTGCTGCAGGACCGCGATTGGAAGCAGGCTGTCGAGGATGCTTGGGAGCGCGTCTTCTCCCACGCGATGCGCAATGGGTACCGCGCACCCTTTAACCCCTTCGACGACGAGGACTGGGACTACCTCGTCTGGTGCGTGATGGACGACCTCGAGAAGGTGGGCAACGCATCATGAACACCGTCTGCACCATCTACCGCCTGGGACCGACGCGCTGGTACGGGATCCTGAGGCTGGACCGCGAGAAGGCAGTGGTCATCTCGGGGACCAGCCTCGGGTCCCTGATCCTCCGAGCTTTCGAGGCGGTTGCTGAGGGTTCAGCGAACCGAAGGGAGCGATCCATGCAGGAAGTGATCACCTATCTGGAGCAGGTGTCGGTACCGGAGGGTGCGCGGTACTGGATCCAGTCAGCGATCCGGCACCTTCGCGAGACCGACGGTGCACTGGAGCCACGGAAGATCCTCGCCGCTGCCTGCTGCCTCCGCGAGGCAGCGTACCTCACAAAAGAGCAGCAGACGAGGCGCTGGCTGGAGTCGATGGTCGCCTATCTGGAGCGAGAGGCTTTCCGCTGATGGAGGTGTGCGATGGAGATGACACGCGGGGACGTGCTCCGCAACAGAATCATCGAGATTCACAACATGGTTCCTGATGTGCTCATCGGGGAGCGACCAGCGGAGGATCTCTGGAGCCTCCTGGACTCTTGGTTCGAGGCACTCACCGAGGGGGGCACGATGCTCTCGCAAGCACTTCCAGGAGAGGGAACCGTACCCCGCTACTTGGAGACGCTGCGCGAGTCCCTGAGATGGGAAATCGAGGCGAACCGCGCCCTCTTCCCAGCCATCCAGAATCGGGATCCAGACCAGAGCACCGTGCACGAGGTCGCCTCTATCCTCGGTCTCGTCACAGCAGATCTGCTCGACAAACTCTTTCGCCGCCTCGTGATCCTCGCGGAACTCGTGGGAGCCCTCGATGGGTCCATCACGCTCCCCGAGGAGGCGATTATCGCCTACTACGAGCTCCTCGGCGCGATGATACCGGAGCCCAGCGAGGGACTGGATGCCTGAAAGGAAGGAGGAAGACAGCATGGAGCGGCCCGTGAAGAGCATACGTTTCCTCGAAGGTCTCGACATCACTTTCAAGGCAGAGCCGGTCTCGGTGGCGACCTACGGGGAAGGGGGCGGGGCCACCGCCGTCTACCGCTACCACGTCCACGCCAGCGATACCAAGGGAGAGTACCCCGGGATCCGCGGGATTCTCACGATGGCGGCCCGTATGGACACCGGTATTCGCTTCGCCTGGGAGCAGGTGACCTGGAGCGACGGTGAGGCTCTCGGGGATTCCGACGCCTGGGTTGCTCTGGAATTGCTGCTCCGGCACATCGCGGCCCAACTCCTCTACCAGCACGCCTGGGTATCCGTGAAGGCTGGTTTGGTGGAGGTGGAGGAGGTGTCTCTCCATGCGTGAACCGTCGCTCTTTTCGCTCCCTCTTCCCACGCATCCGGCCCAGGGAACACTCGAAGGGATCCTCCAGATGGTGGCGTCGGTGCGTGCCCTCGGCTACTGTGCATCCGGCGCCATCGTCGTGGACGACATCCCGTGCCCGCGTGGGGTCCTGGAGCACCCCTGTTATCGCGAGGCTCTCCACGCACTCGAAATGCTCTGGAGAGAGAAGCCGAAGCGCGAGACAGCGATAGCAATCGCCGAGAAGCGCTTCGCAGCCATATCCGGTGGGAGGGAACGCGTCGATATCGAACCGATACGGCATGCCCTTCCCGGGTCCCTGGTGGTCCACAACCACCCACCACGATGCCACTATCGCGGAGACCTGGGACCTTCGCCACAGGACCTGCAGGTTCTCCGTCTCCACCGGGCAGCGGGCTTGCTTCTCTCCTCCCCGGGTGCAGTCTGGATCGTCGCCTTCGACGGGAACGATGGTCCCGAGGATCTGGAGGTGCTGGAGTATGCCATCGTCGCCGGGGGGAGACTCGCGGAGTCCCAACGCTGGAACAGCCTGCGGAAACTCGCTGCCGTGGTTCTCACCCTCATCGGCTGCTCCTGGGTCAGGATACCGGAGCAGCATTTCGTCTCTCTAGTTCGAAAGGAGGTTGCATGAGCATCGCGAGAAGCAAGAGCTTGTCGAGAAGACGGATACCAGTGTGGATCGACGCCGCACTGGCCGAGGATCTCGAGAGAGTCACCATTCCAGGAACACACCCAGCAACGCTGCTCCGTCTCCTCTTGCGGGCAGCTCTTCGCGAGATCGAAGAGATGCAGCTCTCGGAAGGTGTGCGACGTCTGGCCCCTCTGGTCTGGACTGCCGTCGCACCCAGGAGACGCAGACCATCCGTGATCGAGAGACTCCCGCGCATCGTGGATGAACACCTGGACGCTATCGGTGCGTCATATGCGACCCGCGCCAAGGTCTATGCGCTGCTCTTGCCGCTCTCTCCCCTGCAGCGCCTCCTGCTCATCGCCGAGGGAGCGAGGATGACCCAGCGCGCCCTCGGTGGCACGGGGGAGCGGCAGCGGGGAAGCGAGGATGGCGAGGAGGGAGAGCATGAAGCTGGTACCGACGTTGGAGCATAGCCTCCCGGCCACCGTCGACTGGAGGAGCGTCGCGGAAACCGTATCTGGATGCCTCGAGGACCCTCCCTACCCCCCGGAGCAGTTCTGGGCCATCGGTCCCGATGGTTCGCTCCGTGGGCACTACCGTGGCGACGACGACTCGGTGACGGTACCCTTCCGCGAACTCGGGAAGTTGTACCAGGCCATCTTCCTCCACTCGCACCCACCAGGGGTACCACCGACGCTCCACGATACCTATCACGCCGTCATCGCAGCATCGCCGCTTCTCGTGGTCGTCGAGGGAGGAAGGGCGCACCTCGTTAGGGTCTGGCACCGCCAGGCGCCTGGCCTCGTCGGCGCCAAACTCTCCGCGTCCTCGAACTTGGAACGAGGGGTCCGGATGGTCAGAGGCAAATACGACATCGTCCCTCTTCTCGCCGTGGAAGAGGCGATACGGTCACTGGAGGAGCGTTGGCAAGCGTTTCTGGAGGAGGAATGACATGTATCTCTGCGGCAGATGTCATGGAACGGGAGTTTACCAGGGCAATCACTGCCCTATCTGCGGTGGGTGGGGCGTTCTACCCGGTATCCACAAGACCTGCTCGCGCTGCCAAGGAAAAGGGGCGGACCCGCGTGGTTATACCTGCCAACTCTGTTACGGAAAAGGGTGGGTCGCTGCGACGGTCCAGTACGAGGAGCCCAAGATCCTCAGGATTCCGGTATCGACCCTCGCAGCCGTCTGGCTCTCGGTACGCGCCGGTGAACCATCTCCTGTCTCGGAGCGGAGTACCGGTATCGCCGCTGGCATCCTCCTTGCCCTCCAGGAGCAGCGCGAAAGAGAAGGGTTCGAGGAGGGAGCGCAGATCCGCAGGATCCTCTCCGAGGGGGGGTGGATCATTGTCGCACCCGACGGGATCTGGCACCTGGTCGAGGGAAAGAATCCGACGAGGATCCTCGTCTTCCCCGCTCTCGGTTCGCAAGGCGCGTGAAAGGAGGGGTGCCATGGTGCTACCACCGTTTGCCCGAATCTTGCGCGAGTACCGCGAGAAACATGACGTTTCCCAGTACCGCCTCGCGAAGGCTGTCGGGGTGGACCACTCGTATATCAGCCGCCTCGAGTCTGGGCAACGCCGCCCCAGCTACGACATCGTCATGGCCATCGCGAGGGCCTTGGAACTCCAGGGAGACGAGAGGAAAATGCTCTTCGCCTCCGCCGGCTTCCTCCCTCCAGAGGAACTCGAGTGGTTGTTTCCCGCAACCGGAGAGGGAGCATGAACGTTCCAAACGATAGAGGATTTCCGAAGGAGAGGAGCGGTAGCCGTGTCTCATGCACCGACGCTGGAGGAGATCCTGCGCGAAGCCGTCTGCTACGACGAGGAAGAGGAGGGGTGGCTCTGCGAGATCCCCTGGGAGGAGGATCTCTGGGCACGCGGGAAAACGCGAGAGGAGGCCCTCGAAGGTCTTGCCGCCTGCATCCGAGAGTGGCTCGAGGAAGAGGGGTGGGGCGAGGAAGCAGAAGGAGACGAGGATATCCAGCCTCTCCAAGAACCCTGGACACCGGGTCTCTTCGGTATCCCCTGGCGCTGGATCCTGATCCCGTCGCTCCTTCTGGTCTCTCTCCTGGTCACTCTGGTGGTCCTCGCGGGCCACCCACCACAGGCTGTACCAGCAACAGCGTCACCGATGGCGACCTTCCGGCCAATACAACCGATGCCTCCGGCACCAAGTTCACCGTGGGTACCAGTGGAGAGACCGCAGGAGGACCGGTACCGGGAGATGTGGCGCGAGTGGGAGCAGGAGCAGCGCCTCCGCAAAATGGAGCAGCACCTCCACCAACTCGAAACGCGCCTGGACCTCTGCTCCGACCCCGATACTGGTTCCTTTGCCCGGGCATACTTCTGCCACTGACCCGCAACAAAAGAAAAAGGGGGTCAGGCCATGAGCCTGACCCCCTTTCCGTTTCTCCGTCGCCTGGATGGTCACCGAGACGGTTCGCGACCTTCATCCAGCGGCGGGAACTCGACGACACCGAAACTCGCCGGTGTCCCTGCCACTGGAGCTGCCCCCTCGTCGCTCCCGCGCTTCACGTAACGCACCGTTAGGCTGGCAACCGCTGCGAGGGCGAGTCCTGCACCCAGCGCCTGCTGCAGGCTCGCGGGTGCGAACTGTGCTACCGCTGCCACGGCGACGCCCACCACCAGTGCCACCAGCGGGGTGAAGCGCCCACGCAGCCGTGGCACCGCCTCGATGATGGTTTGCACCAGGAATACGACAAGAACGACGGCCTGGAACCCGCCGAGGAGGATTCCGCTGACGTCGACCTCCATCTCACGCTACCCCCTTTCTTCCCTCGAGATGCGCGAGCAGGCGAGAGCCAGCCTCCACGACGGCGCGGAGATCCGCGGATGCCTGCTCCAAGAGAGCCACGAAGCCGCTCAGCTCCTGAGCCAGCTGCTCCCGCTCCTGCTCCCACGCCTCCCTCCGCGCTGCCTGGAGCCGCTGTAGCTCTTCGCGCATCTCCAGCAACTCCGCACCTACGCGACCCAGAACCACATGCCAATCCTCAGCCTTCCCGATGTCGGGGCGATGTTCAAAGCGCGCCCTCTCGAAGTATTGGACGGTCACACCGTTTTCCTGGAACTCCTCCGTGATGGGCCAACCGAAGAGTGACAACCCACCACGCTCTTCCCAGAACCGGCGGAAGCCGCCACCGATGTGGCAACCAAACGGCCCCACCTGGATGACTGCATTCTGGTCTTGCACCGTCACACCCCCAGAGCCGCGTACCAAGTTCAGAAACCGCTCCCACGGGAAGTGCGGACCAGGGTCAGTATGTCCAGAGGATCCCCCTCCGAGAGCTGGGTTGTTGGGATTCGGCACATCGACGTGACCACAGATGCCGGGAACTCCCCGCAGGATCCCCTCCCTGGTCACCCTCTGCACCGTGATGCCATACCGGGTGCAGAGAGCGCGCACCAGCGCTGCCGTGACCGTCAACGTCTCCTCGTCCACGGGTGGATCGCGTCGAGAGTACCCCACCATCTCGATATTGACACCAGCTTGGTTTACCGCGTAATTGCCCGCGGTCCACGCGGTGTCCTCCTCCTTCACCAGCTGCACCACCTGCACCGGTTGCGATGGATCATCCCTCCCGACAACGTAATGGGCGGAAGCCCGGCTCCCTGGATTCCGCAACCAGTTCACTGAAGCGGTGAAACCACCCTCCGTGGTGTGGAGGATGATCCACTGGATACGCTTGCCACCTCTCCCTTTGTCGAAATTGGGAGAGGCGAGAAACGGTATCCCCGCCATCCGTCTCCTCCTCATGCTTACTGCTGCAGGCGTCGAGAGGATGGATAGACCACGACCCGTTGTTTCTCGGCGAGATCCATCCGACGCCGGAGTTCCAAGAGCTTCTCGTAGGCCTGCTTGAGTTCCCAATCATTCGCATCGCGTCGCTGCCGCGGCTGCCCCATTGGAAGCTTCTGCAGCATATGGACCCACCCACCCGGAAGCGAGATCATGGCTCCCTCCTCTCCAGCCGCTGGATGGCTTTCTCCGCTAGGCTGGTGGTGGAGAGGGCGATCTCCCTCCAGGCATCGCGCTCCCTCGCCACCTCCTCGTAGTGCCAACCAAAAACCCACCACCCGCGTGCACCAGCGATCAGGATCAAGAGCAGCAGGGTGATGGTTCCGAGATCCGACAGCGCCGACAAGAGTTGCGGATTCAGGATCTCCACACCCACCCCCTTTCTCCAGTTGCGCTACCCGAGGAAGACGATTTGCAAGCGGTTGAAGCTCCCCGCAGTCGCCTCGCTGTAGGTGGAGCGTGAGGTGCTGCACCAGATCACGACGTCGATGGTGTCGTTGACGGCACAGGGGAGCAGGATTTGACCCGTCGCAAGAACATAGTCGTTGGTATTGATGTTCTGGTCATAGACACAATACTCCGTGCCACCCTTCCGCACCCGCAACGACACTCTTCCGCCACCGGATGCTGCATTCAACAGAACCGAAACGCTGACGAGATAGAGGCCAGCGAGACCGACAGTGTAAAAGTTCGACGTGCTGTTCCAGTTTCCGGGACCGGTTTGACTCACGGCATTCGGGAAACTCACCACCGTCGTCGTGTTCGCGGCGATGCTCTGCGAAGTGGTCTTCCCGCGGAACAGGAAGGGGCGACCAGAAATCGTCACATAACCAGAGACGGAGAGGTTTCCGCTGATGGAACCGCCACTGGTGAGCAGAAAGCTGGATGCGTGGTAGCCGTCCACGAGGTCAGCGTTGAGATTGCTGCAGAGCGTCCCATTGGATACCGGGATCTGGCCGCTGGAGTTCCCCGCATGGTAGCCATCGAGACGGTCAGCGTTGAGATTGGTGCAGAGCGTCCCGTTGGATACCGGGATCTGGTTGCTGGAGTTCCCTGCATGGTAGCTATCCAGAAGATCCGCGTTGAGGTTGGATCCAGATCCCTGTGGCGAGACTGCTATCGTCACCGTCTTGGTGCTGGTATTCGCGGAGAGGCTGATATTGCTCCCAGCAGCGAAGTTCACGGTATCCGTCGTCGTGGATGCGGCAATGGTGGTGCTACCCACCGCGACATTCGAGAACGCATTCTGGTTCTGCAAAGAGGACGCGTGATAACCATCCAGAAGGTCGGCGTTGAGGTTGGTACAGACGGTTCCGTTGGATACCGGGATCTGGTTGCTGGCGTTTCCTGCATGGTAGCTATCGAGAAGGTCCGCGTGAAGACCAGAGCCCGAGCCCTGCGGTGAGACCGCTATCGTCACTTGCTTCGTCGCAGCGTCGGGGGTCAATGTCACATTGCTGCCAGCAGCCAGCTTGACGGTATCACCAGGAACCGTCGCGGCAACGTTGGTGCTCCCGACTTGAACGACACCGTAGCTGTTGACGCTGCTCCCACCCGACGCCGCAATCGTGACCTTCTTGTTGGCGGCGTCGGGTGTCAGGGTCACGTTGGAGCCAGCCACCAGCTCGATGGTATCCGTTTTCTGCGTCGCGGCGATGGTTATGCTACCCACCTTGACGCCGGAGAAGGCGTTTTGATTCACCTCGGCGCCTGGCTGGATACCATCGAGCTTTGCCTTATCGCCTGCACTCAGGAAGCCCGACGTCGTCGTCGTCGCATCCGGATGCGTGTGCGACGCCGGGGCGAAATCGCTGGCATGCTTGCCGTCGAGAAGATCCGCATCCAGACCAGATCCCGCGCCGTCGTTCCCAGCGTGCCAGATCTGGTACGCAGTCTCGCTCCCTGCACTGGATCCCGCTGGGCTCTGGAGGAAGCGGAGATTCGATCCCGAGAGCTGCAGCTCCTCCGTCTGCATGTTGTAGACCAGAATATTCCGCGCATCAGGCCAACTTCCGCGCTGATGGCGCAGAAAGAGGTTCGCATTCCCTCCACCACCCGCCTGCGCATTCTCCAGGAAGAAGCGGATGTCCCTCTGGGCGGAGACAGGGGCACCATGGTAGAACTCGATACCAGCGGTGCTGTACTGACTCGTCGCGCTGGTTCTGACCTGCAGGATGTTGCTCCCGGCGGTACCCGTATCGATGGTGAGGGTACCGCTCATGGTATCCCCGGTCTTCTTCACGTAAGTGCCATCGTGATGATGTCCCGCTGCTGCGAAGGCACTCGCGTGCTGTCCATCGAGAAGGTCAGCGTCGAGACCCGAGCCGGAGCCCTGAGGGGTGATATCCGCGGGAGCATGTGTATGCGCGGGTACGGTGATCTGCCGTGCTACCCAGCGCCCCTGTGCTGCGTCCCAGAGCAGGATCGATCCATCCGGAGGGTTGCCAGAGATCTCCACGTCCAGAAGCTGGCGAAGGCGCGTGCCGCGTGGCATCACTCGGTGAAACGTCTCCTCGGCCATGGACCCCTCCACTCAGCGAATGACTGCCCCTTTCGAGAGGCGTCAATGCATGACCCACTTGCTTCCATCCCAGCGCTTCACGGGGTGCCAGACCCATTGCGATCCGTTCCACCGCTTCACGGGGTGTTTGACCCAGTTGGTTCCATCCCAGCGCTTGACACCGCTCCCGCGGTTGTAGACGAGGTAGGCTCCGATCCTCCCCGCATGTGCAGAGCCACCGTTGGCAGAACTGACACCAGCCGTGGACGTCTTGTGATAGTGCGTTCCGCCGCTTCCGTAGCTCCAGACCGCCTGTGCATTGGGATCTCGCCACCACCCGACGTAGTACTCCCATCCAGCCTGGGTAACCATCGGCTCGAAGCTGATCTCCGTCCACGCCTGTCCGCCGGTACTGTCGCTCCCCGTCGGGAAGGCAACGGAGACGGAGCGGAGAAGGTTCCCCTGGTAATCCCAGACGCAGATCTTTCCGGTGATGGGACCGCCGCGGCCACCGACGTAGACCCCCGCCCCGGTAATGACGCCAGCCTCTGGCATGACGATCTTCTCGGACCAGACTTGGTTCTCGAAGTTGATCCCGGTCCACTCCCAGGAGGACCAGGGACCACTATAGCCAGCCTGCGGCATCACTTCCCCCTATCCGAGAACGGTGCTGGTGTCGATCCAGAGGTCACCGGGACGTGCATCCGTAGGAGCAGTACTCTGTACGTAGATCCTGCCGCCGGTATACCCACTGGCGCTCCGGTAGAGGACGATATCGTCACCGCTCCCGGTGGATCCGACTCGCCCCATGAGGCGTCCTCCACCCGGTGGGATCCAGATGCGAGCCATCTCGTTCCCCGAGGAGTCCAGAAAGATGATATCCCCGGGGTCCGTCGCTGCACTGCTCCCAGCGCGGAGGTACAGGTTCTTCCCCGATCCGATAGTGAGGTCACCGGTCAGGGTTCCACCAGAGGTGTCCAGGTAGTTGGGATGCGAGTGCGTCGCGGGAGCAAAGCTGGATGCATGGTAGCCGTCCAGGAGGTCGGCGTTCAGGCTGGAGCAGACGGTTCCATTCGAGACCGCGACCTGGTTGCTCGCGTTCCCCGCGTGGTAGCCATCCAGGAGATCCGCATTGAGCCCCGATGCATTGACCGCAATCGTGACCGTTTTGGTGCTGGTATTCGCGGAGAGGCTGATATTGCTCCCGGCAGAAAGGTTCAGCGTGTCGGTCTTGGTGCTGGCAGCGATGGTCGTCGCGCCGACTGCCACGCTGGAAAAGGCGTTCTGGTTGACCTCCGCGCCAGCCTGGATCCCGTCCAGCTTGCTCTTGTCAGCAGCGCTCATGAAACCAGCGGCAGTCGTCGTCGCATTCGCGTGGACGTGGCTTGCCGAAGCGAAAGCACTCGCGTGCTGTCCATCCAGGAGGTCAGCGTCGAGACCAGAGCCGGAGCCCTGGTTCAGTGTGATGGTGACGCGCTTGGCAGCGCTGTCGGGTGTCAGCGTGAGTTGCGTCGTCGAGCTGGCGAGGGTCAGGGTATCGTTTCCAGTCGTCGCTGCGACGTCAGTGGTTCCGATTCTGACCTTGCCGTAGTTGATGAGTCCAGACGACGAAGAAAGCGAGTCCAGCTTCTGTTTATCCAGTGCACTCATGAAGCCAGCACTGGACGTCGTCGCTACGGGGTGCGTATGGTCCGCTGTCGCTGCCCCGATAGCTGCTGGCGTGATGGGGTCAGGTCCCGTCGATGCGTGGCGGCTGGCGTGGTTGGCGAGAGCGGACAACGTGATGGGAACAGCGTCGGACCAGTTCGCAGTTCCCAATATCTCCTTGAGGCGCTTGACGATCCAGGAAAGGACCTGGGTCAGGCCCCCGCTATTCGCGTAGGGAGTAGCGGTACCTTGATCCAGAGTACGGTTCCCGATCTTGGTATCGCTGACGGCGCCATCAGCGATCTTTGCAGTCACCACCGCTCCACTCGCGATCTTGGTGGCAGTGACTGCGCCGTCGGCAATCTTGGCAGTCGTGACTGCAGCATCGGCGATCTTGACAGCAGTCACGCCACCATCGGCGATCTTGGGAGTGGTAACGGATCCGTCGGCGAGGGGTGAGGAGCCACCTGGTCCGAAGAGCGACAGAACCTGGAAGCGCACACCGCTCTTGATCCAGCGCACCTGACTGGTCGCGGGATCCACCAGTTCGATATCGTAGCGACCCGTCGGAGAGGGGAGTGCCGCGGTATCCACCGACAGCTCCCAGTAACCCGTGCCGGAAGCGCTGCTGGTCTCGACGAAACTTGCGCCCAAGCTCCCATCCGCGTTCACGGGATAAGCGCGCACCCGCACACCGCCCAATGGGCTTCCTTCTCGGAATGCATACCCGCTGAAGACCAGAACCGCCATCGTCCCTCCTCCCGCAAGCACGCGACGATTCACCGGTTCCTGAGGGAACCGTTGAGGCGACGGTGCCATCGACGTCAGCGGATGGCATCACACCGCTGCGCGTAACTTCGAATGGTCATGCCCGAGAAGCGCTTCCTTGACGTAGTAGATGGGGTCGCGGAGCGCGTCATCCTCATCGATGAAGATGACCTGAATCCCGCGCTCCGCGAAGTAGAGGAGGCGGAAGAGGTCGCGCTCTTGCCTCTCCGACCCTAACGTGTAGTGCCAGTAAAGACCGCTGACCTCGATAGCGATGCGCAAATCAGGTAAGAGAAAGTCGACCTGGGAGTAGAAGCCGCGTCCCACTCCCGGGAGCTGCGCATGCACGATAAAATCCTCGTCTGGGTGGTATCCCAGCTGGAGAAGAGCCCAAAATACTGCCCACTCTGGCTTGGTCCCACCAGGATACTGCTCGAGCCACCAGAGAGGTGGCTCTCCCGCTGGTTCCTGAACACGGAATTGCTCGAGGCCACGCATCCCTCGCGGGATGATGGTCGCCTCGCTTCTCCCAAAGCCACGCGGCTCCCGAGGGAGACCAGGGGGGCGCGGGATCGTGCCGCGACGCGGGAGTTTCAAGCGGATCTTCGCCATCTTCAGGACTCCAGCTCGATGAGAGAAACCGAGTACCGCCCCTCTCGTCGCGGTCCCTGGACTTCGCTGGCGACGAGTTCCGTGATGAAGACGCGCTTCTCGATGACTCCCCCCTCGTCGTGATACCGGAAGGTTCCGGCTACTCGCGACGTTGCCGCCTCCTCGAGGCGTCGGATCAGTTCATGTGCTGGTACTCCTACCGTTTCCCTGCAATAGGGATCGGTCAATTGGAGAGTCACCTCCCACCCCCAGAGGAGGCGTGGTACGCGGAGGTAGGTCAGGACGCAGCTCCTGAGCAACGGTGCTACCGAGGGATCAGGGCCGCGACGCATCGCGATGAGGAGACGGGCAGCGCGGAAGTGGTGACCCTCGGTGCCACCGATCCTGAAGCGCTGCTTCCCGGTAGCAGTGACGCTCCCCACGTACTCCCACTCCTCGCGGTAATCCCAGCCCACGTAGACGGAGACCTCGCAACCATCGGGTACCACTGCATCCACATCGATGCCGAGGGCGAGCTTGTCCAGCTCGGACCACCCCATATCCCACCAGGACGTGATGAGCGCTCCTTCGGGTGCGTACCGCTGCGTCGGATTCTGCAAAGGATTGTGAAGGCCGACGGGAAGGTCGACGGACCAGACACCCAACGAGTCGCTGCCCCAGAGGCGATAGGTTCCGTCCCCCGAGAGCGCTGCGACGTCACCCATCTCGGAGATCCCGCTCCGCTGCGTCAAGAGGTGGAAGGCGATACCTGGGCTCATGAGGATGGCACCCGTCACGGAGACCCCGGGGAAGAGGGCCGTCTCTATCGGCAGCCCCGTATCGATATGGGATGTGCTGCCGCCGCTCTGCTGCGCTACCGCGATGACGGCGAACCAGAGGCCATGACCAGCGACCACCTGCTGCACTCTTCCTGAGAGATGCGCCGGGAGGCCGTCATCCCTGTCTGGCCCCACCACGGTCACGGCATTCGTGTTGTACTTGTAGATGGACAATCCAACCGGAACGTACAGCTCGCCGCGCCAGACCGCTGCCCTCCCGACCTGATCCGTCTCGGGATACTGGAGACCAGTGGGATAGAAGCGCTGTGCGGCGAAGTCATACGCATAGAGACCATCCCTCGCTACCGCATGCAGCACGATATCGCCAGCAGCATCGAAGTAGGGGATGAGCTGCCGCGTGTACCCCGGCGGAGCCGGGAACTTCCCCGCCATCTGCCAGGAGGATCCATCCGTCGGATCGATGGTCCACAGCATCCGATTCTGCATGTCGATCCGGAAGAGCTTGTCGTCCCAGACACCGAGAGCGAAGCCACCGGCCCCCGATACATGGGTCCAGTTACCGAGGTCCGCATCGTAGACTGAGGTACCAGTCGTCGTCAGGATGACGATCTTCCCGTCGTAGATGGCAATATCGCTGAAGGCACCCGGAACGGATCCCAGATCGCTCCAGGATTGCGTTCCCTCCTCCCAACGGTACAGCGTCTCCGCTGCGATGGCATAGATCCGGTCCGCGAAGCTGAAAAACCGTTGCACGACTGGAAGCGTGCCGCGGCTCTCGACCAGTGGAGGGAGCGTCAGGTACCGGTAGCGCCCATCCAAGCTCCCGAACCAGTACCGGTCCAGGTGCCGCGTCGGGTCAGCGAAGAGCACCCCGAGGCCACCAGTAAAATCACTGGAGACCCACTCCGACTCCACGACGTGGTCACTGCGCCGATAGTCCCCCGTCACCACCTTCTGCGGGAACGGTGTGATGGCTCGGCGAACCAGAGGGCGCTGCGCGAGTGGGTAGTTGACACCATAGAGGGAGATCACGCCCACGCGGGTCCGTTCCATCTCTCCCCCCTCCCCCGTTTACGGCAGAACCGCGACGGCACCGTGGGGTACTCTGCCCACCAGGCGGTGGAGCGAACCATCCGCCACCTGGAGGGCGACCATCAGGCGACGCAAGTGCTCCTCGACGTCGATGCCGGGACCGCGGCTGCGAGCTGCATGCAAGAAGACGGATGCGAGGCTCACCAGCGAAAGAGGTTCGACAGGGAGGCGCGAGTGCGGCTGGACAGGTGGAGTCAGTGGGCCGAAGCCGCGCAGGAGAACTTCGGTCAGCTCAGCGGGAACGAGCAGCTTCCGCCCCGGCGCAGGAGACCACGCATTGCCGGGTACGAGACCACCATCGGTATGCACCTCGTAGATATGCGTGAAGCCAGCTGGAATGACAGCGATGCCCTCCCTGGAGCCCGGGCTGGTGCTCACTGGTATCCCAGGAGCGTCCAGGCGAACCCGCGCCAGATTGGCGTACTCGACGACGGCAGACCGAATGGCGCGCAGCACCTCGGAAGGGGAGAGTCCCAGCAAGAGGTACCGCGTCCCCGGCGCAACGGGAGACGGAAAGGGGGAGACGAGGGTGAGTTCTCCCCCACTCGAAGACGCCACGACGCGGCTCACCAAGCCGTTGGCGATATCGTCATCAGGGTGGATGACGACGCTCTGCTGCACCCAGGTATCGGTCCCGCCGGGAAGAGCTGTATCGACGAGAACGGTTCCATCAGGAGACACCTCGCTGATCTCCCCCTCGATGACCGGAGCATGTTGCGACGCGACCTGCGCGAGGAGGTCATAGAGGGAGAGCGTCGGAACTGGACTCGGGTTGCCGACGAAGGTGGGGATGACCCTCTGGATGCCGCCTCGCGTGAACGTCACCTCCCAGACCCCGGGAACCGTCACGCGACTCGCGGGGACCGTGACCGCGAAGCGGTTCCCACCGAGGGATGCTGCCGACAGACCCGATACCGCCTCCCCGAGGGAGTCCTTCACCGTCACCGTGACGCTACCGGAACCAGGAAGGTCAGCGACCACGGTGAGGTCGCTCCCGATGAATCCCTCCATGACCCCTTCTCCTCCGCTAGCTCGCTTTCTTACCCCTCTCCTGATGCCCCTGCTCGGGTTCCTCCACCTCCACGACGTGGGTCAGGTAATCGTCGAGGAAGGTGATCTTGCTCTCGTCGTAGAGAGCGCGGATCTCTGGCTTGAGCGTCGTCCACTGGAGGCGCGTGAAGCCAGTGGCCTGGTCTCGCCCACGGTAGAGACCACGCTCCCCGAAGGACAGGAGCAGATCGATAGCCACGCGCCTCGGAACGCGCCGCCCCTCTGGCCCGAAGGTCCACTCTCGCCCCTGGTAGCGAATGACCAGTGGCTTCCCCGACGCGGGGGCAATACGAACACGTCCATCTCCCAGGTGATCCGCATCCAACCAGGCGCGCAAGAGCTGGGTTCGCTCCGGTTCCTCCGTGTGGAACAGGATGTCATCGAGCTTGAGGTCGCCGACGATGCGCGTATCGGGGACGCTGACGCCTCGCGAGACGAGAACTGGTTCTTCCTGCCGGATCCTGACACTCATGTTGCCTCCCTTGCCAATGCGCACAGATCGCGCAACTCGCCCTCGGTGACTGCTTCTCCATCCCGTGCCGGTGCTATCTGACACGGGAGGTACTGCGGGTCTTCATGAATCCCCTCCCAGTACGCTGGATCGGTGGGTGAAGCCGAGTAATTGGGAGGACGCATCACGATGACCGGACTCGTGAAAACCCGCACCGCCCTCTTCCCACAAGGGCAAAGACGTTCCGCGGTGACCTCCGACATCGACATCCTCACCAGGTAGCGATGACCACCAGCGCACCGGAAGACATACTGCGGCATCGTTCACCCCCGTATCCCGGAGAAGATGGGGCCCGGGGTGAGCGAGAGCACGCTCACCCCAGGCCCTCAGGATCATGTGGTCTCGAGGTCGCGGATGACGCCCTGCCGCCCAGGGTGGCGACAAATGAGGTTGGCGTAGGTCTTGATCACATACTCCTCGCGGTCCGTGTTGACCGGGACCTGCTCTGTCTCGAAGGGCAGGAGCACCTCGTAGCTCCAGTCACGCTTGTCGACCCAGAACATCGCACCGGGTGCCATCCGTGGGATCACCATGACCGGGATCGAGTCGTACTCCAGCGCCTCGAAGCCACCGTCGGCCTTCGTCACGTTGACCCAGCGACGGCGGTCTTCCAGGAGGTTCCCGTACTGGTCGAAGTGGACGCGAGAAGTCAGGATGTACGAGATCTCCGCCTCGCGCTCCGGCTTCTCCAGCTCGGCTCGCATCTGCTGGAAGAGGCCCATCGTCAGTGCACGCGGCGTCCCGCCATTGTCCAGGACGACGCTCCGCCACCAGGTCGCCGTCGTCCTGTCGATAGTGGCGTAGACGCCATCGGCTCTGACGATGTCGCCAAGGCAGTCCATCTCGGCGCGTGCATACTCGTCGGACACCGTGTTGGGATTGATCCCGAGGAGATGTCCGTCGATCTTGTACAGAAGGTCGATGGATGCCCGGCGAGCCTCTTCAGCGAGGACGCGAACCAACGCTGCCTCATCCGACTTCGTGGCAGCGATAGCCAGACCAGAGGCACCGTAGGTGATCCGCGCCATCTTGTAGGGCTTGCGGGCACGTTCATATGCCTGCTTCCCCGCGTCTCCGATGGGGTCGTCTTCCTTGTAGAAGACCGCACTGTTGTTGCGGTCATAGTGGACGATCCACTGCGCCTCGTGACCAGTCCCGCTCTTGGTGCCGAAGAGCTTGACCAAGGTCACCTTCTCGCCGAGAGCGCGGACAAACGGCTTCTCGAAGTGTTCTCGGAAGATCTTGGCCAGATCCGTGAGTGCACCTGCCGAGGTGTAAACTCGCGGCGACGCCATCTTCCCGTCCCTCCATCACACTGAACGCTGGTTCAGCGTCCTTGGAGCGCCCTCACGATGGCTTCGACAGCCTCATCGAAGGTTTCTGGCTCGCGTGGACCGGCGCCACCAGAGACACCCTCGAAACGATCCGCCTGCGTCTCGCGGCGCTGCCTCTTGGCAGCCTGCCGACGGGTCTGCGCCAGCTCACGCGCTACCATCTCCATCGCGTAGGGATCGTTGATCTGGTAAAGGCGCTCCGCAGGAACGCCGTACCGCTGCGATAACGTCATGACAACCAAGTGTTTGGCGAGTTCCTGGAGCTGCTGCTCCGTATACGACAGCTGTGCAGCTTTTTGCTGCATCAGCATGTCCGCATAGAGTTGTTGTGCGACATGTGGACGCTCCTCCTCGGGAATCTGCTCCAGTTGCTGCTGGAGCAGGATCTGCTGGAGTTGCGCCTCGAGACGTGCCCTTTCGAGTTCCAGGGCCCTCCGCGCTTCGACCTCCTTCTGGATACGCGCCTGGAGGCCCTTGAACCGTCGTTCCCACTCCTCAGCACGCTTCCGGTACACCTCGGGGTCAGCAGGCTCTTCCTCTCCCTCCGGAGCCGCTGCTTCCTCCGGCGTATCGGGAGCAACCGTTCCAGCGAGACCCTCTTCCCCGCGGTGAAGCACTTCAGCGCTTTCCTCAGGCGACAGGTCTCCGGTGACGGTGGGGAACGTGAAATCGTCCATCGTCTTCCCTCCTTTGCCTCGACGGCGGTGAGCGGGAGGGGTGTTCCCCCTCCCCCTTCCACCGTCTCTCGTTACCGTTCCTATCGAGAACTGTTACTGGGCAGAACGGAGATACGCCTCTGGACTCCGTGGAGCCCAGGGCGGCTGCCGCTGCGCCCACTCGATGTAGGCGCGTAGCTCGGGATCTCCGCGGATCATCTGGCTCTGGAGCCCAGGTGGAAGCATCAGGAGGCCTCGAACCTTGGCGACCAGAGCTTCCGGCCCAGGACTCCAGGAGAGCGGCGTGTAGGCAGCGGCGATGTTCCCTTCTCGGGCCAGGCGGCTCATGGTCCCTGGTAGAAGATCTCCGGTGGGCGGGAGCTGTGCCCTCGCGCTCCGGATCCTCTCCTCCGTCTCCGGCAGGAACTTCACCGGAACGGGGAGCGTCATCCCGACCAGCTCCTGTCCCAGGAGCTGGCGACGGACATCCGCCCATGCTCGCTGGAAGATAGGAGACGATGGGTCGCGCATCGCGGCGACATACGCAGGATGCGCTGCCCTCCCCGTCTCCTCCACCGAGAGTTCCAGGATCCGCTTCTGCACCAGGTAATCGGTATAGTCAGAACCCGTCAACGTCGGTCCCTTGCCACGGAGGCGACGGATCCCTTCGCGGATCGGCTGCTCCACGTCGATTCCCGTGACCTGGGACACCAGGCCCGAGTGCCGCAGTACCCGCATCGGTTCCCAGTCCTCGCCGAGGGCGCCGGATATCCCCAGCGGGATCTCTGCCCACGGAGCGAGGCCCAGGCCGAAGCGGCTCGCCTGCTCCTGGATCTTGGCCAGGAGCGGTGCATCGTCAGGGATATACCGGTACTTGAGCTGGTCAGCGATGGAGAGGACGACCATCGGGTTGGCGTAAGCCGTGCCGGGACCGAAGAGGAAGCCCAGAACCGGAACCGGCATGGTGTCGGTGAAGCGCTGTGGGAGTCCCAGGCGCCTCCGTTCATCCTCGCTGATCTGGTGGTAGCTCTCCCAGGCTCGGAGGAGCCAGGGGTGCTGTCCCAGCGTCTCCAGGTAGAACGGGATGTTGCGCGTGGCCCAGAAGTGGAAGGGAGCCCAGGCGCGAATGCCCAGCCATCTCTCGATGTTGCGCTCATCGCCGTAGTCGAAGAAGAGGCGACGAGCTAACTGCTCTCCGCGGCTCGAGGCCTCCGCCTGGACCCTGCTCCAGGCTGCCGCCAGCTCCGCTGCCTGCTCAGGCGTCCCACCGACGCTGCGAACAGCTTTCTCCAGCTGCTCTACCGAGAAGGTGATGCCATGCTCGGTAGCGTCGAGCATCCTGATGAGGCGGTTCCCGCGCTGGCGTCCCAGAGTCTGGCGCACCAAACTATCGAATGCTGGCCTGGCCTCTTTGAGGCTCCGTACCGTCTCGCTGACCCAGGCAGCGCTTCGGAAGCTGGACTCGATTGCTTGCGCCATCCTCCGGTTGAATTGCACGACCCGTTCTGCCCCTGCCCCCAGGCGGCGCGAGACCCTCCCGAGAAGGGTTCCCAGAGCCGTCTCCGCTTGTGGCGAGGCGAACTCCTCCCAGACGGTAGCTTGTGGGCGCCAGAGAACCGACTCGGGAATCGGGATCCCGAGCCTCTCGGCAACCGTGAAGGCGCTCCTGCCCACCAGAGGGTTCACGCCGTAGAGCGCAGCTTTGACCGTCGAGTCCAAGATGTTCTGCGCATGGTAACGCGGTGTCAGCAACGCCTGCTCGCGCCAGGCACGCAACGGCAGGACTTGAGAGATCCGCGAGAGGGCACGCACTACCGCTGGATCACGACCCACGCCGAGTTTCTTGGCCATCTCGTCGGCATAGGCATCGACCAGAGCTTCCTTCCTGGCCTCGCGGAGGCTCTTCCCCAAGATCTCCTCGCTGGCCTCCTTCGGGTCGATACCGACGAGTTCCAGAAAACCATCGATGGCGCGGCGCCCATTCTCGTCGGCGAAGCGGCGCAGCTCTACCACGTCGCGGAGCGTCGCGGTCTCCCTGGCGATATCCGGTGCCAGTGGCTCCTTCTCGGCAATCGCTTGTGCGATGGAGAGGAGCGCCTGTTTCGCCTCCTGGAAGCGACGCTCCGCCTCCTGTACCCGCTGGAGAGCACCCGCCTCCTTGAGAGCCCGGACCAGGTCATCCGACAGCGTGCTCCCGTACCAGCTCCGCGCCAGAGCACCCTGGACGGATGCCCGGAGGCGCCGGTTCCGTGGCAGGATCTTGTCGATGACCCTCTGCGCCGTCGGGAAGCGGACACCGAAAGCTGACCAGGTATCCCCGATGTCGCGGAGCAGTTGCGCCATCTTGTTCCGCGCCTCTTCCTCGGTCCGGGCACGTAGAATCGCTGCGACGCGAGGACGCAGGTGCGGAAACCAGAGACTGGTGGCAACCAGCGGCCCCCTCTCGCCACCGAAGGAGCGCTCCAACGCTGCCGCGATGGTATCGAGGTGGGGAGCAGCGATCCGCTCCTCGGCAGCGATTTGGGAGAGGACATCCCTGAAGCTCTCACCAGCGAGTGGGCGAATCGTCGGCCCAGGTTTCCCAGAGGCGATCCGTACCGCTTCCGTTGCCCCCTCGTCGACGGCCTCCTGCGCGAGACGCCGTCGGAAGCGTGCCTTGACCTCGAGCCCAGCCTCGGGATCCAGGATCCCCGCCTTCTGGAGCATCCACTCCAGGTGCCCGAGTTCCCGCCGGGACAGGCTCCGCAGCTTCCCGTCGGAACCCACTCTCCCGAAGATCTGCTCCACTCCGGGTCCCCAGTCGTTCCCTGCCAGGATGTACCGCGCAGCCTTGTCGAAGAGAGCACCTTTCATCCGCGGGTTGAAGTCCAGCGGGCCCTTGCCCTGAGCGTCGAACAGACGACGCCCAGCAACGGAGGGATTGGGGTCACCCTCATGGTACGAGAGACGCACCGTCTTCCTGATCTCCCGGAGCCTCCTCTGGATCTCCTCCTCACTTGCACGCGGATTCGCGGTCTCCTCTCGGGAAGGCTGCCCCTGCAGCACCGACTCCCGCTGGCTCTTGACGGCCTCCTCGGCAGCAGCATCGGATCCGCGGATCTGCTCTTCCGTCGCCGGGAGCGCCGTTCCCGGCTCCACCGTGAAATCCCGTGGCCAGGTGCCGTCGTCGAGGCGCACCGAGAACTTGACAACCCCTTCTGGTGTATCGACCTCGGTGAAGTAGAGACGCTCCGGTCCCTGGATCGAAGTCTCTCCGGTGGCCTGGACCACGTGCCCACGATGGGGCCCCGTGGTGTAGACCAGGCCCTTGCGCCCAACGAGAATCGACTCCTGGTCGTACTTGGCACCCAGCTCCAGCGCATCGGCCTCCCGCATCCCCGGTACCAGGAAGGAGTGTTCGACGACACCCTCCTCGGAATAGCGCCCTCGCACCGGAATCGGTTCATAGCCGCGGCTCCGGAGTTCTTCGAGGAGTTGCTGACGACGTCGAGACAGCTCCTCTTCCGGTAACCCCGTCTTGTCCGATGTGAGAACCACGTAGTCTCCGCTCTGGAGGAGTTCCCGCAACCTCCGCGGCACCGGTGCAGACGGGAGCGAGAGGTCCTGCAAGAGCTGTCGCGCCACCTCTGGAGTCAGATCCTCGCGAGGGAGGCCACGCCGATAGGCGACCTCGGCGATTCTCCTGTAGCGCTGCAACGGCTCCCGGAGCGGCTCCGGTACCTCTCCGGTGGCCAGGAGCTTCTCCACGCCTCTGGCAAAAGCCTCCTCGGTCTCGCGTGCCTCGGTGGCGAAGATCCCGACACCCTCACCGACGTAGCGGAGCAAGTGCGCCAGTTCATGCGGGAGCGTCGTGATGTCGGCACGCGGCGTGAGGTAGATGACGGGACCACCAGGGCCCAGCTCCAGGTATCCGCGCACCCGCTCCAGACCCTGTCGGAGCCTCGGGTACAGTGCATCGATGATCCTGGAGGCGTCGTCGCTCCGCAGGATCCCTGTCTCGGCAACTCGCTGCAGCGTCTCCCGGATCTGAGGATCTCGCGCAACGATGGCAGACGGCATCGCGAGATCCCAGTTGTCGAGGAGTTTGCGGATGCCGCTGCTGTCACCCTGTACCAGTGCGCGGACTACCTCGCCGAGACCCTTTCTCACCCCCTCTCCCTCGATCCTGATGATCTGCCAGAGTCCAGCCTGCAGGCTCGCGAGATTGGGATACAGGCGCCGCAGGACGGGATCCTGTCGGACACGAGACCAGAGTTCCCGCAAGAGCACGCGCTCCGCGACGGCGCGCAGGGGATTGGCAGACTTTTCTGCTTCCTTGACCGCTTCCTCGTAGGGAGCACCAGAGAGGAGCGCGATATCGCGCCGGATCCAGCGGTCCAATGCCGCAGCTTCGATTTCCTTCTCCGCCTCCTCGAGGAAACGCAGAACCTCCTCCTCGGGAACGCCAGCCTGACGCATCGCTACCGCCTTGTCGAAAGCATCCGCATACTGGCTGACGACCCAGGTGTAGTTCAGGAGCTTGTCGAGGTAGGGAGATGGTTGCCCCGGCTTCGGGACGAGACGGTTGAGGTCAGGGAAGCGTTGCCAGACCGGTCTCGTATAGTCGCTGACGTCGGCGAATGCCGAGTCAGGGAAGAGGCCAGGGAAACCGATGAGCAGAAAGCGCCGGAACTCGTCATAGCCGCTCTTGAGGACCCCTCCTGGGTGCCGACCTTGTGCCATCTGCTCGAGCCAACTGGCGACGGCTCGCAGATTGGCCAGTGGACTCGCGTCCTTGCCTCCCGCTGCCCAGGCAGCGAGGACGACGTCGCGGATATCGCGCTGCTCCAGAAGGTGGCGCACCAGCTTGGCTGCTTCCTCGTCGAGGAGATAGCCATCCGCATCCACACGCGTCACGTCGATACCGAGGCGAGCAGCAGTCCCTGGATCCAAGCGGCTGACATGTGTCAGTCCCAGGACACGCGCCGTATCCAGGAGCGGGTTGACTGGTCTCTCCGGAGCCACGAACTTCGTGACACCCTCCAGGCGCTTCTCGCTCCTGCGAGGTCGGAAGGGAAACTCCCCCACTCTCTGCATCGCCTCGCGGAAGATGGGTTCCGGTATCGCCTCCTGAGGACGGAAGCTGTAGCCCATCTCCTTGAGTACCGCATTGAGGCGGTCAGCCTCGTCTTGAGAGAGGTAGACGGCTCGGCGGTACTGTGGGTCGACGTTGAGGGGGTCGACCAGCTTTGTGACGGCATCCTCAGGCAGCCCTACACCACGCGGGAAGAGACGCGAGAAGAGTGCTCCTGCGTCACGGTACCAGGCAGCAGCCTCCCTCGCCATCTTCTCGCCCATCGCCGCAGTACCGGCGCGCAGGCGTGTCAACCACTGGTCGACAGCATCCGGTGGATGCCCCAGTCGCTGGAGGGCAGTCGCGAGCAACTCCTCATCCGGGTGCTCCGGTACGTAGTGCGGATCCTCCAGCATCTTCCGCGTCACTTCCTCGATTGTCTGGAGGAGGCGCTTCCCGTCCCCTCCCGGATCCTCGAAGGATGGGCGGATCCGCATCATCCCGTAGACCTCATCGAGGTCGCGGAACTTCTCCGGGTTCTGCGCATAGATCCCCACCGCGACGGCATCGAGGATCCTGTGCAAGGTATCGCGAGCCTCGCCGGGGAACTCTCTGGTGAGCAAGGTGTCATCGAGTTCGAGATGTGCGCGCATCCGCTCCGATGGGCGCAGCGTTACGCGGTTCCCCTCGCGCACCTCCTGCATGAGACCGCGCTCCAGAAGCTCCCGCTTCACCTCGATGAGCGGATCCCTGGCCTCTGGGCGGAGCGGAGCCTCACGCGAGAGTGCATCCCAGGCACGGGTCAAGCTCACACCATCGAGGCTGCGAACCACTTCCCGGACCTGCTCACGCGGCAGCCCCGCGAGGCGCTCTGCCCATTCCACGCGTGCTACCCTGGCGATATCGCCCTCGGGCTGCAACAGATCCGGGATACCGCGGCTCTCCGCCTCTTCCAGTGCCCTCTTGAAGAGGGACACCTTCTCACGAAGCTGCGCCGCCGCTGACTTCTGGAAGAGCGGTCTCCCAGTAACCCTCTCGAGGGCCCTCGCTCCCTTGCGCAGACCAGTCAAGGGAACCGTCACCGGGAGCGCCTGGATGCGCCCCAGGATCTCATCCGTAGCGACGGCGACGTCGAAGGCCTTGGCCAGAGCCGGAGAGGCCTCGAGTACCTTGGCAACGCGAGGAACCTTCCCGAGCTTGCCCACGAGTCCAACGCCGACGAGATTGAGGGGGTCAAGGAGCGTCTCCGAGGCCAACTTCAACCACGGATGACCCTCCATGGCGATATTCCAGGCCTCGGTGTAGCTCTCCGCCTCCTTGACACGCGGGTTCGGCGATACCTGCTTGACGTACCACCCGAGAGCAGGTCGCGTCACATATTTGTTCCCGACATCGAGGATCCACCCCGCTGCATGCAGCGCTGCACGCAAGGGGCTGGTCCCGCTGTCGCTGGTCTCGCGAGGGACGGTAACTCCCTGCTGAGGCGGTGCGACGAAGGCCGGAAGAGCGGCAGCAGGGGCGGGTTGTCTCAGCAATGGCTGCCCTGGGATTGGCCGCTGTGGTGTCTGTTGCGGCAGCGCCACCTGATCACCGCTCTCAGTATCTCCCTGGCCACCTCGAACTCGGGACAAAGCCTCCTGGAAGAGGCGACGTTCCAGATCCCCCATCGCCCCTCCTTTCGCTGTTTTCTCACCGTGTCGCGTCTTCAGAAGACGAGATAGTTGCGCGGGTTCAGGAGCTTCCCACTGGCGTCACGCATCTCGATGTGGACATGCGGTCCCGTCGAGTACCCCGTGCTTCCAGAGAGACCCAGGAAGGTGCCGACATCGACTGACTGCCCCGGTCTCACGGAGACGGAGGAGAGGTGTCCGAGAAGCAAGAGCTTCCCATCGGGAAGTCGGATGGTCACCGAATTCCCATACCCACCATTCCAACCAGCCTGAACGACAGTTCCCGAGATGGGGCTGTAGAGACGGGTTCCCGATGGCGCCCCGATATCGATACCACTGTGGTACCCCGAGGAGTACATGCTCGGGTTGTAATTGCCGTACTCCTGCGTCACGGGGAAGCGCTGGCCACCGAAGATCGCCCATAAGCTCCCAGCCCTGGTGGCGACACCGGAACTCCCGGTACCGCGCAGCCTCGCCAGGGTATTGCGGAACAGCTGGACGTACTGGTATCCCGAGGTCCCCACCGCATCGCGAGCACCAGTGATGTTCCCGCTGGCATCGATGGCACCGAAGTAGGCGGCAGCAGCCTTGTCCCAGGAACCATAGCGCCGATACAGCTCCGAGAGGAAGTCCGCTGCCGTGAAGATGTTGGTCCGCGGGTCCCAGAGGTTCCCGCCGTACTTGGACGCTCTCCCCGCATGGTAGTTCGGCATGATCTGCATCAAGCCCACTGCACCCTGTGGAGAGCGCGCATTGGGATTACCGCCGCTCTCGATAGCCATGATCGTCGCGAGGACATCCCAGGGGACGCCGAACTGCCGCTCCGCCTCTTCGAGTAAGGGCTTCCAGCGCAGGACGCCACTCACGTCCTTGCCCTCTGCTGGGTTCCCCAGCGGAAGCTCCGTCCTCCGGAGGAGACGGTTGTCCTCACCCGAGGCCATCCGCAGGTACCCCCAGATGTCGCTGGAGCGCCTCGCCCTTGCACCGTAACTCTGGGCATAGTCCCCGACGCCTCTCCCGAGGAGTCCAGGGAAGGTCTGGCGTATCGCACCAGAGTACACGGGAGGAGCCGCCAGGAGGCTGGGACTCTCCACAGCGGAGAAGACCGCCGTTCCTGCCAGCGGCGGCTGGGGATGCAGTGATGGCGGCGTGTTCGAGAACAACGGGATATCACGCAACAGGGGAAGCGACCAGAAAGGACCCCGCATCGGTGGCATCGCTACCCCCTCGTGTCATCAGCTGCCGAAGTAGCGGTCAACGAATCCTGTATTGACGAGAAACTCGATAAAGCTCATCCCCTGACCATTGGTCGATGCCATGTAGCGCATGTAATCATCGAGCTTCTGGTCCAGGTCCCGTCGCGCTATCCGTACCCATGTAGGTGTGAACCAGAGCGTGCCGACGGTCTGCAAGAGGTCGTCGACCAGAGCATATTGCTGGTCGAACTCGCCATACTGCTCACCGGGCACGAAATTCCTGAGTGCCTGCCCAACGGCACGTCGCGAGAACGGTGTCCCGGCGAGTCCGCTGGCCTGTCCCAGGAGCAGATTCGGAACCTGTTGCGCGAAAGCCAGGAAGCCAGCCTTCTGCGATTCCTCATCACCCGTGGGCGGGTGCACGATGTCGTAGAGCTTGCGCAGCCCTTGGGCGATTTGCACAGCATACTGCGTGAACGGATTCGTGCTGTGCGTCGAGAAGCCCATCTCGGCCAAACGCTGCGTAACGGCAGCCGACGGGTAATCGTAGAACCAGCTCTGCTGGAACAGGTTCCCCGTCGTCGGACCGAAGATGGGGGCACCACGCGGGTTGACAGAGAACTGTGAACCGAAGAGCGGCCTACCAGCCTGGCTCTGTTGGTTGAACGCGGACAGCTGCTGCTGTCGCGCCTGCTGCCCTCGCTGGAGGGCTTGCGGGTCATAAGGGTACGACCAGAACGCTGCAGCGTCGAAGAGTGTCGCCATGGTACCTCCTCGCTAACTGAACGCGAACCAGCGCAATGGTCGCTGGTACCGCGACGGGTCTTCTCCGCGGAGCGCCGGTGTCAGCATGGACAGGAACCAGTTCGGGTTGAGCGTACTGAGGTACTCGACCCAGTCAGGAGCCTCTGGACCCTCCAGCGCGCTCCGCACCTGGTACCCGCGATAAATCGTCTCGAAGAGACGCTCCAGTCCACTGCGCTGGGTCAGGCTCGGATTGAGGTTCCGCAACCAAAGCTCATAGGCTGCCTGCGGCTCTTGCTCCAGATAAGCTCGGGTATAAATGGAGTAGAGGGGAACCTGACCGGCCCACTCCGCCGCCGACAGGCGCGGTATTCTCACGGCGTAGTTGGCCACGCTCTCACCTCCCTCCCTAGAACGGTCTGCCCGGCATCGTGGCTCCCGGTGGGATCAAGCGCTGGCTCTCTGGGAAAACCTGTTCGCGGATACCGGGTGGCAGCATCGTCGGCAGGAGACGCTGGCGACCTGCCACTATCGACTGGTAACGGTTCACGAGGTCGCGGAACTGCTGCGGGCTCGCCTGCTCGAAGGAAACCCCTGGAGACCCGAAGACAGACTGCGACATCGGTGGTAGAGCAGCACCTCCCGGTGTCGTCGCCAACGCCTCCCGGAGAATCGGAAGAGCTTGTGACAGCACTCCCTCGGTGCCGAGCATCCGCTGGTTCTCCAGGAGCCAGCGGATGAAAGGGGACGAGAGCAAACGGTTCTGCTGCGCGATGTTGTAGAGAGCCAACCGAGCATCGGCTGGCGAGTAGATCGGACCGACTGGCGTCATCGGCATCGTCTGCCCCTCTCGCTTCATCGTCGAAGGGATCCGGTTCGAAGTCCCTCACTTTTACCCTAACGGGTAAACGGGTCAGGACCCCTTTACCCTAACGGGTAAACGGGTCGTACCCGTTGATCCAGAGGAATTCCGCAAAATCCTGGATCTGGCCATATCGTCGCCAATCACGCTCCAGCTCCTGAAGCTCCTGCTTCTTCTGCTGCAACTCCTCTTCACTGAAGCCGTACCGCCGGAGCAGTGGCTCGAACCCCTGCTCCCAATACAGCTCCGCTACCGATGCTCCAGGAGTCTCGGCTGCCCGGCGAGCAGCCATTCTCAGAGCCTGCCCCCGTTCCGTCACGACGCCGAGAACATCGAGCAAGTCGTGCTGGCGCTGGTAGACGGAAAACCAGTCCGGAGCCTGTTTACTGACGGTTCCGAGAGTCTGGAGACCGCTGGTTCCCGCGTTCCCGGAGCGATAGAGGTTCTGCAGTACATAAGTCGGCTGCGCACCCGCTGCCCGCATCGCCTCGATGCTCGGGTAGTACCCGAGGAGAACCTGATCCGGTATCGGTTGCCCCGCCTCGAGAGCAGCCGTCGCCTGCCCGACATTGGGCATCGACTGACCCAGCAAGGGGCGGTCAGCGTTGGCGATAACCTCAGCAGGCGCCAGGAAGTAGGTCGGCTCCAGTCCCATCTTCTGGAGGTCGGCGATGGTCGGCGCCATCCCTGCCAGGATCTGGTCCGGTACTGGCGTCACGGGAATCCGCTCCGAGGGGAGGGGAGGGGGAGCGCTCCTCGCAGCCGACGCCGAAGACGCAGATCCAGAGCGTTGGCTCCCCTGCTGTCGCTGCATCGTATAGGTGGGCCGGAGGCCACGCTCTCGCAACTCCTGGAGCGTCGCAGCTTGCCCAGTCAGTATCTGGTCCGGTACCGGCATCGCCGCGAGTGTCTCCCCCGAGGTGGCAGGCGGAGGGTTCTCTACCCTCTGGACCGGAGGGAGCCGACCCATAGTCCGCTGCGCCTCGACGAACACGGGATCCTGCCAGGGATCATAGGGACGGAATTCGCTGAGTCTCCCCGGTTGACCCGTAAAGAAGGAGTAGAGCAGTGCACCGGGAACTTGACCAGCGATGGCAGCTCCCTGGATCGCTGCCGAAGCACCTTGGTGGACGCGGCCTGCTAGCGATATTGCACCAGCATTCATCTGTTCCGCGAGCCACTTGAGCCAGTTCCCGATACCTCTCGCTGTTACCGGAGCTGTGATCTCTGCCATCAGCTACCACCTCCACCCTCAGACCAGACCCGGAATCTCACCCGCTCCCGGCAGCGGCTCGACCCCTGCTACCCCCGGCGGAGCCTCCTCTCCCTGCCCGCCGGATACCGAGGCCTGTGAGTGCTGCAACAGGCTCATCAGCGTCGCCAACTGCGGCGGCAGAACCTGCGGCGGCATCCCCGGAGGGGCAGCCTGCGGAGGAGGCGCACCACCAGGTCGTTCCGGAGCAGAAGTGCGCTTCTGCTCCTCCTGTTGCTCCTTCCGCTGCTTCGCCTGCCGCCACAACTCGTAGAGAACCGGGTCTGTCCGAGCCAGAGCCCATGGCACCAGAACCTCGCGAGTCACCTCGGGATCGAGGTAGGCCAGATCCGCGAGGACTCGTTCATTCTCGCGTTGCGGGTTCTCGATGCCGAGGAACTCGTCCCGCGCCGTTTCGAGGGAGATCAACTTCTTGTCTGTCAGGAGAGCAGCGAGCTGCGCCATCTGGACGCGGTCACGCGGTGCAACCTTGCGGAAGCGGACCACAGTGCGCGTCCCCACCGCAGCGATGAGGTCAGGTGTGATCGCCTGACCGGAGACCAGCCTCCCCGTCAAGGGATCGCGCACCAGGTACCCTACCGGACCATCGTGGAGGTCCCGGATCAACTCCAGAGCGCGCTGGTTCACCTGCTCGATCACCTGCTCGAGCACCCTGGTGAGGGGGTGTAACGTATCCATCGCTGCATCGGTCTGCAGCGTCAACGCGAACCCTGACCCTTGGCCAACACCCCAGAGGACTCCGGGAAGGCCACCCTTCTCGACGTCATCGAGGAGCGCTTGCATCACTGGAGCCGCATTGGCCGGGTTGGGCGTGACCTGCAGAACCTCGACGCGCTCTCTATCGAAGTAGAGGAAGTTGGTGGCACCGGCCGAGAGCCGGATGGGTTGTGGGTTGTCTGGTCTGGCCGGATCGTAATAGTAGACCGTCGGAGGGTTGGCGACACGAGCCACCTCTGTCGCCAGCTGAGAGACGAGACGGTTCAGCTGGCGATAGGCTCGTTTGATGCCATGAAAGACGCTAACGCCGACCTCTTGTGTCCAGTGGGTCTGGTCATGCGTCGTCGCCCTCACTGGGGCGCCGAGTCCCGTCGCGACGACCCAGGGCACGAAGCCATATCCGTGCTCCGTCGGTGGTTTGACCTCGACGCCATCCACTTCGAGATAGTGCCACCAGTCGTCGTAGTAGGCCACCACCTCGACGACCTCGTCCTCGTCCCTCCCCGAGAGGCGCTTCTCCGCCTCTGGCCACTCGTCGAGGATCTCTCCCACTGTCGCCCAGTAGCGGTGCACCACGTAGCGGAGACCGCTGGAGCCGAGCTGGGGGTAGACCTGGCGAGGGTCGCAGACATGGAGGTCCACGGGGATCTCGCCTGGTGGAGCATCCGCATTGTAGGAGATGCGGATCGTCACCCAGCCACGGAGACAGAGGAAGTGCGCGATATCGCGCAGCAGAGGACCGTGCAGAGCCTGCATCCAGCGTCGGTCCCAAACTTCCCAGGCATAGCGGAGGAAGTCCTCGATAGCCTGTGCCGCCTCTTTGAGGCGGTTCTCCGGCGGAACCGCGTCGATGGACGGAGGTTGCTTGGAGAGGATCGAAGCTGCCTTCTCCACCATGACCCACGGGATATTGCGGATGACGACCTCTCCCTCACCATCCGGAACCTCGGCCATCCGGTAGAGCGAGAGGTCTTCATCCATCCTCCGGTCACGCAGAGACCAGAACTCGGTGGCGCGCTGCACCAGGTTCGCTATCTGCTCACGCGAGGGGCGTCGCCGCTTCGGCTGCTTCGGAGCCGCTTCGACACCGGGCTCCAAAAGGTCCTGAACCTCAGCCATCCCCTCGGCGATACGCCAGAGTCCTCGCGTGCTCTCTTCCTGCGGAGGGAAAACCATGTGCCCCCCCCCTTCCCTCACCAGGCGTCATACGCCATGCGCCGGATCACAGGCTCTGGACGCTCCAGACGCCGGAACGGTGGCAAGTTGACGAAAAAGTACTCGACGGCGCTCCTGAGATGGGAGGTTCCATCGTGGATCGGCCTCCCTCTCTCATCCTTCCGGGCACGGCTCATCGCCTCGTCGACGATGGAGGCATCGACGGCACCGCCGGGGTTGACGTTGACTACCACCTTGCGGATCCCGATCTCGGTCATCTGCTTGCGGGTCAGATAATCGCGAGCCTTCTGGTTGGTGAAGACATAGATGCCGTGCTGCTTCAGGATATCCAGAACCGACAGGCCCGTCCCCGCGTGGCGGTTCCCGCCTGCCGGATCCCCGAAATGGATAGGACGAGACCACCGCCGGTGCGCCAGAATCTTCGCCCTCTCCTCTTCGGTGTAGAGGTGCTCTTGCGCTGGATCCAGCTCACCCGTCACGAAGGGGATGAACCAGTCCACAGGGGTATCGCGCCTCTGCAATGCATCCAGGCAGACGATCTCGTCACGCTCTTGATCGACCTGCCACCAGATGATGCAGGTGGTGTCGAGACCGAAGTCCCAACTGCAATAGAGTAACGCATTCGGGTTGTATTCGCGCTTCTCGCGCCTCACGCCTTGCCAACCTGGGTAGACGAGATCCCCCTGATCCACATACGGATCCATCTCCAGCTCTTGCAAAATCTCTTCACGTGTCTTGCGCTCCAGCTGCCGCTGGTACCACTCGTCGTCCTTCTTGGGATGGAGACGCCAGTGGAGCTGGATACGGGGGATCTGTTGCGACTCCCAGAGACGCCAGAAGAGATTGTCCGCTCCGTTGACGGTGGAGACGGCGATACGGCAGCGCGTCGCCTCGGATGCGGAGCGCCAGGCACGCTCCTGTGTGTTCTTCTCCCAGTGCGCCAACTCATCGATGAAAATGACGGAGAAGCGCCCCTGTCTACCGAAATTCCCCTGCGAGGATTCCCCTTTGATCGCCGACCCATTCTCGGGATTGAGCAGTTTCATGTGAAAGCGATGCCTCCGCGGAGAGAACCCCTGCGGCTTGAACCATGATGGCAAACGCTCCAACATGTAGTCGATTCTCCCGAAGTGGGAGTCGATGAGGCGGTTATCCACCAGATCCTCGGTACGGGATCCGATGAGAGCCTGGAAACCGCTGTCGAAGAGCCAGTGCCACAAGAGCCAGGCCATCGCGACCCAGCTCGCGCCCATATCGCGGCTCTTGAGAACGATCCCATCTTCCTGGTTGCGGTACCGCTCCTCGTACCAATGGATCAGTTCGACTTGGTAATCCCAGAGGATGAACGGGATGTGTGGGCTCTTGTCTTTCTCCAGCTCGCGAGGGTCGAAGGTCCACAGCGCGAAGTTGCAGAACCACGCTGGGTCCTCACGGCAGCGACGCCGGATCTCTTCCCTGAGCATCGGATCACGCTGCGCCTGGACGGAGAGGAGAGCGCGCTCCCTGAGGCTCGGAGGGTGATCAGGGATCACGATCCTGCCTCGTGGAGACGTGCCAGCCATCGAGCCCACTCCTCATCCGATGCATCATCCGGCGGTATCGCTGCCATGATCTCCGCTTCTCGGTTTTGCTCCCTCTCGGTCTCCTGGAGAATCTCTCGCGTCATCGTCGTCGTCGAGAGTCTGACGATACCGACGCGGTCCAACCAGGCTTCGATAGCCTTGAGCTTGATCTCCTGTCGCCCCTCCTTGAGGAGCGTCGCAAACTCCTCGACGACCCTCGGGGCCAGGAGCGCCAGATCCTCCAGGACACGTGTCCGCAGCGTCGAGAGGTTCCGCAGTTCCCGCTCCTGCTGCTCAGCGTCGTAGGCCTGCGCCTGTTCGTACCACCGATCCTCCTTGGACCAGCGGTAGAGCAGTTCCTTGTTGGTCGTCGGAATATCCCTCCGGAGACCCAGACTGCCATCTGGGTCACGGCGACGCCGAGAAACGTATTCTCGCCAGAGTCCCTCCACGCTCCGGCGCGGACCCATCGCGAGGAAGTCGATGAGAGCCTTCTGACGCCGGAGGTACTCCTTGGTTCCGGGATTCGCACCGTAAATCTGGACCGTCACGTCTCATCCTCCCCCTCACCATGGCTGGTCGCCATTTTGGCACCCTGCACGAGGGCCTCCTCGACCAATTGCTGGATCTGGCTCTTCGGTGTGAACTCCTGGTGGTAGTAACCCAGCAACAGCGCGCCGGGAACTGCGTCGCCCCAGATCAGCGCTGGTCCGGGACGGCTCTCTTTCGCTTCCCGCGCTTCAGGATCAGCAACCTGGTGGAGCGGCACGATGCTCCGCAGAACCTCTCCATCCAGGGCCCAGAAGGTCAGCGGGAGAACGAGGCGATACGGCTGGCGCGAGAGAGCGTAAACCGCGAACCACCCTGCAGCAGGAAAGAGCTTCACGGCACACCTCGCAAGACGATGATACAATCGGTTCCAGGGAAGGAAGGGATTCTCGTACCTCTTGCGGGAGACACGAGAAAGGATAGGGACCATGGCCAAAGAGCAGCGGGGCAAGCGCGTTCCGCCAGAGGTCGCCGAGTTCGGAAAGGTCCTCCGCCAGCTCCGTGAGCATTACGGTCTCTCCCAACACGAACTGGCCAGGCGTTCCGGCGTTCCCTACCACACGATCCATCGCCTCGAGGCGGGCCAGATCCCCAAACCCAGCTTCGACGATCTCGCCAGGATCGCGAAGTTCTTCGGCATCGACCTGGAGGCGATGGGTGTCCTTCTCGGTCTCTGGGGTCCGGAGGATATCCCCGCTGCCCTCGACCCCGAGCTGCACCAGTACCTGGAACAGCTACGACGTGTCGCGAGCAGGTTGTCTCCGGAGGAGCAGCATACCCTCGCCATCCAGTTGCGCCCTCTCGTCTCCTACTGGTCGCCGGAGAAGACGGCGCTTCCTGACTGGCTCCTCGAGTTGATCGCTCCGCGCAAGGGGAAACAGTAACGGAACCAACACTGGTACCGCAACCTACTATGGGGCAGCCGGGGCAGGATTCGAACCTGCGTCGCAAAGGGTTAACAACCCCTCGCTCTACCACTGAGCTACCCGGCTCCGTCACTTCCGGCGACGTGGGTACTTGATGTTCACCAGCTCGGTCCGCCCACCTTCGGGACCCTTGCCTCGCATGACCGCGAAAGTGAGAATGGTTCCATCCTCGAGCTTCTTGCTCCGGTAGCGGAGCACCTGTTTCTTGGGCGGATCCTTGTAGTCCTCGACGATGTCATTCTTCGTCTTCTCGATTTTTATCGGCTTCCGCTTCGTCGCCACGGTACCCCTCTCTTCCTAGCGCGGAGCCGCCAAGATCAGTTGCACGACCCTGCTCGCGGTCTGGCTCACGGGAGCGGAACCAGTTCCGCTCCGGATCCTGAGGTAGCGGATACCCTGAAACCTCCGTGGGTCAATCTGGATGTACCGGGATGGAGCAACAGGCAGAGTGACCTCGTTTCCCGCCGCATCGTAGAGGTCGAACCAAGCGATTCCGTTGATGGATGCCCGGAAGGTGATGGCCGTTCCATCCCAGGTGCTCGGCATCAGGATGCCAACCAGGGTCAATCCATCGAGGTCGATACCGGGGCTGAGGCTGGATCCCGAGGAGAGTGTGACGCTGCGCACCTCGGGATAGAACGCTGCATACTCCAGATCAACGCGAGGACGCCCCATCGAAGTCCTCCAATCGGTCTCCTCGTGGTCGGTAGCCGACCCACTGCTGCGACAGCGTCTCCCATGCGCGGCGGCATTCGTCGGTACTGAAGCCCATTACCCAGACGCCATTCTGCGGTTCCGGCGTACCGATGAGATACGGTGTGCCGGGAACCGCTTCGAAAACCCAACCATCAGGTTCCGCCCAGGAGACCGGCAGCTCTGCCGTCATCGCAACCTCCTTTCCCGCAGAACCGTCAGAGCAGGTACCACACGAGGGCGACAAACGAGAGAAGGAGGAAGAGGAACGCCTGCACGAGGACCAGCCTCTCGACGGTATCGAGGTAGGGGCGGTTCTCTAGGAGGAGCATCACGACACAGAAGATGAGCGACGAGAGACCGCATGTCCCCCAAGAACAGCAGCAGCAACGGGCTCATGAGTCGCTCCACCCCAGGTCTTCATCCAGATCCGCGTACAGGAACCCTTCATCGAAATCGGGTGTAACGAGAACCCAGCGGGGAGCAGCCAAGAGGACCAGGTTGGCATCGTCGATCACCCTGCAGAGGTGCTGGAACCTCTCCTCGTTCAGCTCTGGTGGCGAGGCGCAGAGGATAGGGTGCTGGTCAGACGGCTTCTCGGGATCCTCGTACCAGCGGAGAGAAAGCCTCGCATCCGGGAACCAGTTCAGGATCAGGTTCGCCGCATCGCGGAGGAGTACTGGAAGATCAGGAGAGGGTGCGCAGCAGCTCCTCTCGCCCCTCGACCTCGATACCGAAACGTGAGAGATCTCTCACTGCCTGCTCTGCTGCGTCGCAGCAGCTTTCTTGCACGCTCACTTCTTCTTCCGGCCCTTCCGCGCTAGCTCATCGAACCGCTTGCCATACTTCCGGCGGCCAATCCAAGCCGCCAAAGCCTCGGGGTCCTTGACCCCTTTGCGCTTCAGCTGCTGCACGAGCTGCCGGAAACGCTCACCGCTGCCCAAGGGTGGCTTCTTGGCCATCGTGCTCCCCTTTCAGGTGTCCCCACCGAACTTCCAGGACTCCGCTGGTCGCTCCAGCTCAGCGATACGAGAGCTGACGAGGACCCGGAGGTAGTCCAGTGTCATGAGCAGGCAACGCAGAACGAATGCCTGTTCTTGCCCCTCTCGTTGCCGCACACTCGCGAGGTAGGACGAGAATTCGCGTGCCAGGTTGTCCACCTCTCGCTCCCAGTCTTCGCGTACCGTGTGCGCCACCGCGCCACCTCCGGAGAGGATGGTGCACTGGAGGGGCTGTTGGACCCCTCCAGTGCGTACCACTCACCGTATCACGCGTTCCTACGCCTCAGGGCTGCATCCGGTAAACCTCCAGGACGCCACCCACGGTTCCGTCGATATGCACGTTGAACTCTGACTCGGCAGCATGACTCCGCGGTATACCAGCGCCGAGGCGGATCAACGGTGCATCCCAGGGCTCCGTGGTGGTCGTCGTGCATCCAGAGCTGGATCCCGGAGCGAGACCACTCGGGTGCTCGTAGCGCAGGACGCCCCTCTCGAAATACTGCACCAGGTAGTAGCAGACGTTGCTGCCGATGGTAACCTTCTCGCTGAAGTGCGTCGAAATGGGTCTCCCGAGAAGGTAGATCCGCTCCAGGTCCGAGATGCCAGCATCACCGCGCTGACGACCCATACGCGATACGTGGTCAGTCCAGAAATGCCCGCACACCTGGAAACCAGTCACGCTGTCGTAGTGCGGACAAGCCGTCGAGTCCCGGACTACCACCGCGCTGTCGAAGGGGTTCCGCTTCAGGACACCGTTGACGTTGCGGATGTAGCAGTTTCCTGGACCGGTGCCACTGTCGCAGCGCAAGATGATCCGGAAGCGGCCAATCGTCTTCCCAGTGTCCTTGCACACCGGTGAATCAGACGTCGATGCGCAGAGATAGCCGACCCGGATCGCCCTGAGGATACCGAACTCTTCGTTAGCGCCTAGCGTCTCGCTGAGGGCACCGCGCTCCGTCACCAGCATCCAGCGCTGGTACGTCGGATTGAACCACCAGCCGAGACGGTTGCCATAGATGTAGATGGAACCACCGACGGACTGCGCTCCATCGGCAACGTAGTTATACGTGCTGCACCCGGTACCGGAGTAGAGGCAGGCAGGATTGAAGCTGACACCGCTCTCCGGTATCCGCGCAAATACGGTGTCGAGGAGAGCACGATCCAGGATGTAGCGATTCCGGGAGAATCCCTTGCGGTAGTCGCTGACGAGGTCATACTGGTTCGCAGAGGCTTGGAACGGCTTCACGGGAGTGCTGAGGTTTACGCAATCCGCATTCGTCACGACATCCGGAGCACCCTCGAACCAGCACCCGAGGGTGAAGAGGAGACCGAAGGCAACGTTGTTATTGGGGTCCAAGAGCATCTCCCGGAGAGAGTACCCCTTGACGATGCCGGGCTGGCGCGTGCCGCCGCTTCCCTCGCCGATGATGTTCGGGAGGCCCCAGCCTGTGAGATCCTGGATCGCTCCCACTCCTGTCTCGCCAATGTAGACGGTCTTGCTCCCCACCTTCTGTTTCAGGTACCGCATAGCTTGAACAGGGTTGGTCGGGGAGGAGAGTGAACCGTCGTAGAAGCGCTGATGCGCATACACGTTGATCGAGAAGGCATCGAACCCGTTGAGGACACCAGGGTTACTGAACACAGCATCGATTTGGCTCTGCCGCGTGCTGTAGGATGTGTCGGGAAAGCCAGAGACCGTTCCAGCAGCGAGGAAAACCCTGCTGGCATTGGACCCGAAGTTCTGATTGATCCAGGTCCGCATCTGCGGAGCCAGATTGGCCATGGTGTTCGAGTAGTCCCGAAGTTCTGCGATGATGTCAGTGCGCACACCATCGCAGTTTGCGTCGTACTCGAGGTCAGGCTCATTCCCGAGCTGGATGTAGACTTTGACGCCGGTGTTGGCACCGAGGTAGTAATTCAGGCGTTGCACCAGCGACGCTGTCGTCGTGTTGTAGGGGCGCGACATCGTCAGGCGACCCGTGATGTAGCTATAGGTCAGCGGAGCACTACCAGCCCGAGTATCACATGGCGCATGTGCTCCTACGCGCACCACGAAGGTGCGGATCCCGTTCTGGTAGAGCCTATCGATGTCATCGGCGCGGAGATAGTTCGACTGGAAGTCACCCCAGACGCTGGCGACTGTTACGCCATAGGACCGGATGATGCCCATCTGGGTGTCGATGTGGCGGACATCGCCGGAAGGTACTTGACGCGACGCGTTGCCGAGAAACGGGGCAGTCAGGCCGATCTGGGTCGTCGCTGCTGCCTTTACCGCGGGAACCTCGCGCTGCGGAAGCGGCAAGAGGGCCAGTGCCGAGAGTGCAACGACAGCAGCCAGCAAGAGCGCCGAGAAACGGGCCAGACGAGACGGCACGCTAGAACTCCTTTCGCAACCTCGCAGCCGGAACCGTTTGCCGCGGGTTTCAGTGGGGGCAGGTGCGAGCACCCTCAAGGGGCGCAAACAGCGCCAGGGGGTCGAAGACACTGGACCCAGAAACGGGTGAGGGTGCTGATCCCACCTGCTTCGTATCGGGAGCGTGGGAATCCCGGCACCGGAAAGGCTCACCGACGGCTCCTGGCGGAGCCGTCAGCAACTGCCGCTTGCTGGCACAAGCAGCGGCATCAGTGCGTTTGGTGGCGCGATGGTGCTAAGGCGGTGGATTCGCTCCGGAGCAAGGGGAGGGCGGTGCCGGGATTTTCGGCTCCCATTAATATATGCACGAGCCCGCGTTCCCGGGAGCCTTCGGAGCCGGGTTTCCGTAGTCAGAATTCCGCATCATGAAGCCAAAAACTGGGCGTTGACAGTCGCGTTCCCGGGGAGATTTGCGTCGAGACGCGGAAATCACCTCAGCGCCGCGGGTGTCGGGAGATCTCGAGGGGTGTAATTTTGATTACACCTGGCAACGGGGTCGTCGCTACCGTTCCGCGGTGAGCAGAAGTTACCTAAGTTTCGACAGCGTTTACGCTGTCGATGTCCAGGGCTCCTGCCGGAGCCCTGTCCCAAGAGGGGGAACTCTGTGGTGGTGCTGCTTCGGTAGCTGCTCCTGAGAGCTACCGTTTCCTGGCTCCTTCTGGGATTCCTCTGGGCCCATCGGAAACCATCTGGTAACAATGGGTATCGAGGATACCGGAGCTACCAGGATCCCTCTGGTCCGAAAGATCCTGGAGATGCCGATTGGTCCCAGAGGTTTCCTGGATTCCCATCGGTTCCTCTGGTTTCATCGGTCTCTATGGATCCCTCTGGTTCCCTGGATACCAATGGAGCCATTTCTTCGGAGAAAACCCATATGGGTACCAATGGGATCCCAAGGATCCCTAGATACCGATGGAATCCTAAGGGGTCATTGGTGGTTCCTAACGTATCTTGAGATACGTTAGGAACCACCAATGACCCCTGGTAGCTACTGGAATCCTAAGGCTACCTGGATACCGATGAACCCATATGGGTTACAAGGGTCCTGGATACCAGTAGCCCCAATGGAATCCTAGGATTCCTGGATACCGGTAGCTCTCATGGAGCCTCCAGGATTCCTGGATACCGAGGGTTCCTCGACGCCCTCTTGGCCAATCGTCTCCAGCAGGCACCGGATTGCAAAGCAGCAGCTGCTCTCGTCTCCCGTGGCAGCTGTGGTTTTCCGGCGATTCCGTTTGCGACCCCTTGACATCTGGTTCCATCGGTGGGTATAATGCAACCGATGGTGTTACGGCGGTGCCAAACGTACCGAGGAGGGTGCAGATGGAAGAGCGAACTCGGCGAGAGAACCGGAGCCTCCCGAGCATCCAGATTCGGACCAGGGGGCAGGTACAGCAGGTCTACCGGTACCGGGATGTCCTGAACCTCGCCTACCAGTACGGCCTGGTGGCCTTCGAGCAAGCAGCTCCCATACAGGTGGTGATGGTTCCCTCGCAACGGGATCCGGAGCGGATGGTTCCGATGTTCATCAGCGAGGTGTACGCCATCTTCCGCAATGCCGATGGTTCGCTGGTTCGCTTCCATGGGGTTGGCGATTGCAGCTACGAGAATGCGCAGCCGAATGTGGCAGCAGCGGGACCACGGATGGCTCATACCAGGGCGAAGGCTCGGGCTCTCGCGGATGCTCTGAATCTGGATGCCAACCTGAGCGAGGAGTTCGACCTGAGTGACGAGGGAGCGACGGTTGCTGCTGACTCCGTGAGCCGTGGTTCCGGAGCGAGCAAGCAGGTTCCTGCTGAACCGCGCTGCTCTCGTTGCGGGTCTCCGATGAGCCAGCGGAGTGCTGAGTACTCGATGCGGATCCGCGGTGATCTGGTCTGCTATCGATGTGCAAAGGGGTCCTGAGGTGCGTGACCCTGTGCTCGAGGCTCTCCAGCTGATCGAGGTTCTGCACGCTCACGAGGACGGGATCCGCACCCTCGACCCCAAGGGCTACCGGCGGACCCTTCGTGACCTGGAGCGTGCACTCCGCGAGGCTTTCCCGAGCTACCAGGACAGGATCCCGGAAATCGTCGCGGCTCTGCAGGGTGGCAAGAAGCCGCTTCCGCCGCGCTGGTGGGAGGGAGGTTGGCAGATGACGACGCCGTCTCCGGAGGAGATCCTCCTCTCGGTGTTCCTGGGGCAACGGGACCCTCGCTACCTTCCCGAGGATGCGTTGGATCCCCTGGCTGATGCCTACCGCGAGCACCTGCGTGGTTCTGATCTCCCTTCGCCGGAATCACCGGTGCTCTTCGGGGTCAGCCTCATTGTGGACGCGTTGCTCTGGGGCTTCCACCGGTTCCGGCTCTACCGCAACGGCAGGCTGGTGGGAATGCGTGAGCTGCTGCGCGAGAGGTTCGCTGCCGACGAAGCGCTGGTGGATGGTCTCGCGCTGCTCTCCCGGCGCTGCGAGGAGATGGGCTGGGAGCAGCGTTTGGCTGCCTTTCTCGCCCTCCCGGGGGCAGCACAGCTCCTGGATCAGATCCTGACGCTCTATGGCGATCTCCTGGTAGCCAAGGGCGCCGAGAGGACACCGGTCCTCCCACCGGCTCCCGTTCCTGAGGGCGAGACACCCTGGTTTCGCCGCAGACTCCTTCAGGTCTACGCAACGGTTGGTCATGTCGGTTTAGCAGCCCGTGCTCTCCGGATCCGGAAGGCGCGGGCATCCGCGCTGATTCGCGAGATGGAGGCGAAGGATGGCCAAGAAGCGGCAGCTTGAGGATTCACCGATTCCTGACACAGCCGCCGAGGTTGCAGGAGCGACGTTGTTTCCGGAGCTGGAGGGTGAGGAGTCACCGAGTGCCGTTGCCATCGGCGCTGGTGCAGCGTCTGCTGGTGCGGAGAGCGATGATCCCAAGCGGGATCTCCTCGAAGCGTTTCTCCCGGATATTTTCACGTCGGACCACGTTGACTGGCTCTGGGATTCCTTGAGCATCCTCGGCCAGTTCGCCCCAGAGGAGTTGCAGCGTCTCCAGGTGGCGACGCTTCTGCTCATTCTGGAGCGACAGTACGCGATCCTCGAGGAACTCAAGCGCCTCCGCTGGGAGGGCAAGGCGCGTCGCAGCGAGAGCGGTCCAAAGTTCCAGCGCAACGGGGGGCAATCGCGCTCCTCGGAAGCGGAGGGCTTCGACGCCACCTACTTCCGAGAGCGGATCCTGCGGGAGTTGGGTGAGGAACCAGACGACCAGACGCTGGAGGTTCTGCTCGCTCTCGCTGGCGAGCCGGGAAGACTGGATCGCGCCATCGCTTCGACGAAGCGCTATTTGGAGCAGCACCAGGTCGCGAAGCCGTTGGGTTTTCTCGTCGCGAAGTTGCGGAGTTGGCGGGAGCAAGACCGCTCCCGCCAGCACCTCCGGTAGCGGCGATAGGTGGTGAGGGTCCGGTCTGAGGGCGAGGAGGCTTCCGTGGGCGTTTGGCGCGTCGCGAAGGGGATCTTAGAGCAGGAAGAACGCTGGGTAGCGTCTCCATGCCAGCCACGCGGTGTTCCGACGGGTCTCGCTGGTCTGGATGCCCTGACCCACGGACTCCGTCCTCGTGAGGTGACGCTCCTCGCGGCGAGAACGAGTCACGGGAAGTCAGCTTTGGCACTGACCATCGCGATCAACGTCCTGAAGTGGGAGATTTTGCGGAGCCTGCGTGAGGGGAAGCGTCCTGGACGGGTGCTCTACCTTTCGCCGGAGATGCACCCTGAGCAGCTCCTCATGCGTCTCGCCTCTGCCGAGAGCCGGGTGGATCTCGAGGTCATCCAGGATGGCATCGCGCTCCCGGAGCAGCGGAGGCGATGGAGAGAAGCGCTGGCGTCGCTGGAACCCCTCGACCCGTATCTGATCATCGAGGGTGGATATGGGATGGATATCGACGACGTCGAGTCCTCAGTCAGGAGTCTCCACGCGGAGCACCCACTGGTTCTGGTGGTGATCGACTACCTCCAGCGCTTGAGCTACGGCATCGTCGATGACGACTACCGACGCCTGTCGCTGATTTCACAGACCATCAAAGATCTCGCTAACGAGACGGGGATTCCGTTTCTCGTGGTCTCGCAGCTCAATCGGCAGATCGAAAGGGATCGGCACCAAGGTGACAGGATGCCCGATCTCTCGGATCTGCGCGGGTCCGGGAGACTCGAGGAGGATGCAGACAACGTATGGATCCTGTGGCGTCCACCGAAGTTGTCGACTGAGAGTGCGTCGGCGCCGCAAAGCGCCAAACTCCTGGTTGCCAAGGCTAGGAGCGGCAAAGTCGGCGAAGTGGACCTCTGGTTCTACCCGCGGATAGTCTCCTTCGTCGACTCCGGTGCCGGGAAGGTTCGCGCCGATGGTGGGCTGTCTCTCCACTCTGTCGCTGGTGAGCCGCTGCCTACTCTCGTGGAACTGGTGCGGATGATGCAGCAGGGGAGGATGGGCAGCGAGGCGCACTCTCGGGAGGGTGGAGTGGACGGTGGCTTCCAGTCACCGATGACTGGTGGAATCGGTGAGTCGTGTGCTGTCGAGGAGTCCACTGCTGCTCCGGTGGCAGGTGGCGGGATACCTCAGGGAACCGTTGCTGCCCCGGGTGACGCATCGTCCAGTCACCGGCCCTCTCCGGAATCGCTGGTGATCCGAGAGGAGCCGGTGGTGGATCGTGCAACAGGAAACCGCGGCGACATTCTGAAGAGACTCGATGTTCTCGCGGCGGCGTTTGCATCCTGGGGCAGCGAGGGGACACCGAAGCTCGGCGGAGCCGTCGGCGAGCCAACGGTTGCTGGCGGGTCCGTTGGTACCCAGGAGGGCAGTGGTCGCCGCTTGCGCGAGAAAGCGGTGGCGAGTCGCCGCTTGCTGGTGCAATCGTCTGGCCATTCGGCAGAGTACGGATTGGAGCAATCCGTACCGCGTCTCGTCCTCTGGAACTGGTTCCCAGAGGATGATGGCGAGACACCGGCTCCCGAGGGAAGACAGGAGGACAACAGGAAGCGAGGGCCGCCGAAGGGGAGGAGACGGGGGGCGGAGTTCGAGAAGCGCCTGGCCAGACGCCTCGGAGGGTATCGCTGGCCTGGTCTGGATGGCGATATCGAGACACCGCAGGGATGGCGGATCGAATGCAAGTACCGTGAGGGCCTGGTGCTTGACAGCCGCAGCGAACTGAGGTATTGGTTAGAACAGGTGTACGACTACGCGAAGCGATGGGGACCGGAGAAGCGCTGGGCACTGGCTCTCACTGGTGGACGTGGATACCGGAAAGGGGCGGTCTACGTCCTGATGCCGCTGGAGTTCTGGTGGGAGCTGGTATGCGCTACGTGAGACTGCCAGATGAGGATCTCGAAGCGCTCCGGAGAATGGCGGCTGACATCGAGGAGTCGAAACGGCGGTACCCCACTGTGGATTGGGGCGTGGACAGCCTCGAGTCCCGGTTCCTCTCCCTCTGCGCGGAGCGCTGTGTCGCAGTGCTGCTGGGCTGCGAGCACGAGGTCGCGGTGCTGCCAGCTGGCGACGGCGGGGTGGACCTGGTTCTCCCGCGGGAGACACGTTTCGGCAGAACCGTCGAAGTCAAGTTTCGGAGGTCGCGGAAGACGGATCTGGCGACGGCATCCCTGCGTTTCTGGGAGGAGCTGGTCGCGGACATCTACGTTCTCGTCTGGCCAGCTTGCGAACAGGGGTGGGAGCCGAACCAGGGATTCACCGTCGTGGGCTTCGCGACCAAGCGCCAGTTCCACGAGAGGATCCTCGCCAGGCCGCCGATCCGCATGAAGGGAGAGAAGTGGGAGATACCCTGGCAGGATCTCCGGCCCATCGAGGTACTGATACAGGAGGTTCGCGATGAAGCCACGCATCGGGATCGCCGGGAAGTCGGGATCAGGGAAGACGACGTTGGCCGAGGCTCTGGCAGTGCTCTACGACCTGCCGCGTGACAGTTTCGCTGCGCCGATCCGTTGGGCTCTCCAGGAGCTGGGAGTGCGTCCACCGTATCCGCGAATGCTGATGCAGCGCTTGGGGCAGTCTCTCCGCGAGTACGACGAGGACCATTTCGTGAAACTCCTGGAGGAGCGCAACCCTGGTCTCCAGGCCAGCGGTCTCGTGATCGACGATGTTCGCTATCCCAATGAGTTCTGCTGGTTGCGCGAGAAGGGGTTCATTCTGGTCTACCTCGAGGGGAGCTTCCGTCCACTGGAGGGTGAAGAGGCGGCACACGAATCCGAGATTGCTCTCTCCCGCGATGCCTATCCCTTCGACTTGGTTCTGCCAGCTGGGACCTCCGTAATCCAGCGCGTGGCGGCAGTGGCACGGGTGCTCCGCTCCGGATCGGTAACCGTGGCGTGAGGTGGTTCGATGTGGAGCTACGCACTAGTGGAGACGCTACCGGAACTACCACCGGGGATACTGTCTCTGGATATCGAGACCACTGGTCTCGACTATCACCGCGACTCCGTCGTCGTCATCACCGTTGCCAGCCCAGAACAGGCGTGGGTGGTGGATTGCCGGAGGATCCCCCGGGAGGTAGTGGCGTCGTGGCTGCATCGGCTCTTTCGAGAGCGCAAGGTCATCATCCACAATACGCTCTTCGATATCGCGTTCCTCACTACGGCGTATGGAATGGCCGAACCACCTGCAGGTTCCGTCTGGGATACCAAACTGGTGGAGGCGGTGCTCGAGGGAGGGAGGGATGAGGGATGGCGGGATCTTTCATTGCGACATCTTTCCGAGAAGTACCTCGGCCTCTCTCTGGACAAGACGTGGCAGTCCAGTTTCGCGGCAGACGGCGACCTCAGCGAAGAGCAGGTTCGCTACGCCGCCTATGATGCGCTGGTTCTCCACGGGATCCAGAGGGAGCAGGAGCGACGTCTCCGCAGTACACCTTCGCTTCTCCGTGTCGTTGCCCTGGAACACCATGCTGTTCGGGGATTTTGGGAGATGCAACGCCGTGGCGTGGGGGTGGATCTCGCGGTCCTGGAGCAGGAGCGGCAGCGCTGGGAGCGGGAAGCATCCGCGCTCCGGCAACGGCTGCAGGGGCGCCTGACCCGTCGCGTCATCGGTGCGCGAGAGGCCAAGCTCGCGGAGGCCGAGGAGAGGCTCCGGCTCTGGAATGAGGCTCTGGAGGCAGAACTGGCTCGGCACGAGAGCGTGTGGCGTGCCGGTGTCGCGGATCCATCCTGGGTCGAATCTCTCCGACGCGATTGGCTGGGGTACCAGGTAACCGAGAAGGTAACCGTCGATGATGCGGAGATCCTGAGCTGGCTGGATCCCGAGAGGGGCCTCCGTCGGTACCTGCAGCGAGTCGGGCAACGTTTCCGGCGCGAAAATCCCAGGCCACCGCGGCCACGGGTCGATATCCTAGCTCCCATCAATCTCCTCTCCGCACAGCAGCTTCTCGAGGCCCTCAACGCGGAACTCCAGGAGGCTGGTATCCCTCCCATCGCCAATACCGAGGCGAAGGTGTTGCGGGGCCTTTTGGGGATGGACGAGGATCTGGACAGTAACGTCCTGCGCCCTCTCCTGCGCTACAAGGAACTCGAGAAACTCCTCGACTTTGCAGAGCAGATACGAGAGCACACGAGGGAGGGGAGACTCTACCCCGACTGGCAACCAATCGGAGCCGCCACTGGAAGAGCATCCTGCCGCAATCCCAACCTTATGGCGCAGCCGAAGGCGGCTGGATTCCGGAGGGCATTCGTCGCCAGAGATGGGCATGTCCTGGTGACCGCAGATTACTCCCAAATCGAACTTCGCATCATGGCGGCACTCTCTGGTGACCCCGAGATGACTCGAGCCTTCATCGACGGCCTGGATCTGCATCGCCTCACTGCCTCGCGGATTTTCGGCATCGCAGAGGAGGAGGAGGTGACGGAGCGGCAGAGGAAGATTGGGAAGCAGGTCAACTTCGGAACGCTCTATGGGATGGGCCCTCGCCGCCTGGTCGCGGAGTTGGCTGCCCAGGGCATCAGGATCTCTCTCGAGGACGCGCAGGCAGCTCTCGATGGATGGAGACGGACCTTCTCCGCAGCCGCTGCGTTGATCCGGGAGTGGGGAGAGAAGGCTCTCCGCGACGGTTACGTGGAGACGGCATTGGGGAGGCGCAGGAACTTCGCGGAACCATCCGATGGCTCCGAGGCCGCTGCGGTAGCCAGGAGAGGTGGGAACCTGCCGATCCAGGGTACAGCCGCCGACATCATGAAGCTCGCGATGGGAGAGCTAGCCGGTACGGGGCTGGTTTTACAGGTCCACGACGAGTTGGTCGTCGAGGTTCCAGAGGAGGATGCCGAGGAAGCGGCATGGCGGATCCAAGAGACGATGCGCCGCTGCGCCGAGGCAGTCCTGGGTGGTTTCCCGGTGCAGGTGGATGTAGCCGTTGGGGCAACTTGGGCGGAGGAAGCGGAATGAAGCCGCAGGTAGCTCTACCGAAGCGGGTCCGCATCGGTGGAGTCTGGTATCGCGTCGTCCTGGAAGAAGAGCTAGTGGGCGACGATGGGATCGAGCTTCTGGGGCAACACGACTACGGGAGATTGGTCCTGCGCCTCTCTCGGGCAACGGCACCGGAGCTTCTGCCCTTCGTGCTCCTCCATGAGGTTCTCCACGCCTGTGTGACCGTTTGTGGTGCCGACTCGCACCAGGAGGAACAGATCGTCGCTGGACTCTCACATACCCTGCTGCAGGTGCTGCGCGAGAATCCCGGCCTGGTGCGCTACTTGCTGTCGTCGACGAAGGAGGAGAGGAGTGGCACGTCATCGGTTCGGCGGATCGATGGAGGGTCGGTACCGGCAGCGATGTCGGATGGGGAGGAAACCGGTGGATCCTCTTGAGATTCTCGAGAAGATCCGCTGGGAGATCCTGGAGGCCAACAGTGCCGCGGATCATCTCTGGGAACGGTTGTCGCATCTCAGCGAGGCGTTGGAACTCGTGGGACCTCTGGAGCATGCCATCGAGGATGCCATCCGTTCCACGGCGATGGATATCCGCCTGTGGGAGGGCAACGAGGGTGACCTCGAGTGGGAGGTGGCGTGATGGTTGTCCTGGTCCGCTGTCCCTATCACGACGATTCGACGCCGTCTTTGGCTCTCTACGGTGATCACGCCTACTGCTTCGGTGGCTGTGGCCTGGTGCCGCTGGAGTGGCTGCCTGAGGGGTACCTCGACTACGCCAAGCGAGAGGCGGAGAGGGAACGGCGTGAGGGGAAGCCGAAGGGACTCCCGCCGGAACAGCTTCGAGTGCTGGTCGAGGTCTGGCACTGGCAGCTCCTCGAGGGTCCACGACGGCACCGGCTCTCCTGGCTGGAGAAGCGGGGGCTGGACGAGGTTGCGGTCAGGCGCTTCAAGCTGGGGCACAGTGGGGCTTGGTTTGTGATCCCGGTGCTCTCCGGCGGCGAGGTGCAGGGGGTGCGCTTCCGCCGGGACGACCTGTACGCTGAGGAGGAGGCCCCCAAGTACCGGAGTCCCAAAGGGCAGAGCAGCCTCCTCTACCGGCCCAACCCTGGTGGATGGCCGCTGGTGGTGACCGAGGGAGAATTCGACGCGATGGTGCTCGCGCTCACTGGCTGCGATGCAGTAACAGCGACTGCTGGTGCAGGGAGCGTGGTGGCTCTGCTGGAGCGCGAGGGGATCCTGGGGCGATACCGGAGGCGGGGGCAGCGCCTGCATGTTGCGGTGGATCAGGACGCGGCTGGTGAGGAAGCTGTCCGGCAGATCCTCCGGCGAGGTGTCAGCGTCTGTCGCTGGCGCTGGGAGGGCGGGAAGGACGTCTCGGAAGCCCTCGCTGGTCTCCCTCGCTGGCAGTGGAAGGGGTGGGTGCGGAAACGACTGCGGGATGGGTTGATCCTCGAAGCTGCGCGAGGCCTGGATGGGGAGGGAGATCGTGCCTGCCGTCGGTTGGTGGCTTGACGATGGAGAGCTGGTGTCGTTTGCCGATGCGCGAGAGAAAGCGTTGCGGGAGGGAAGTTTCCGGGGATGGATCCTTCCGGTCTTGGTGGCGATGGAGGAACAGGTGCGCGAGGAGCGCGGTCTCTGGGTCTCTCCATCGCAGGCTCTGGTCTGCCCGAGGTTGCGGGTGTTGCAGCTGACGGAGCCCTATTACGTGAGGCCAGAGTGGGTCTGGGCTGCGATGAGTGGGAGCGCGATTCACCGGAGGTTGGCAGATGTACGGCTGGAGGGAGCGCTCCAGGAGATTCCTTTGCGAGGGAGCGTGAAGGTTCGTCTCGACGGGAAGGAGGTGGAGTTTCCGGTTCAAGGGACCGCTGATCTCTACTTGCCTGGGGAGCGGAGGCTCGTCGACATCAAGACGACGGGGAGGCGGATCCTGGAGCCGTTAGCGGAGCACGAGTTACAGGTCAATATCTACGCCTGGTTGCTCCGCGAGAACGGGTATCCAGTAGAGCATGCGGAACTCTGGTACGTGCAGCAGGGGCTCAGGAACGGAAGGGTGCAGCGACGGTTAGTGCGGGTAGAGATCCTGCCTCACGAGGAGGTAACGGCTCTGCTGGAGGCGATAGCGGAGCCGCTGGCTCGCTACGTTGAGGAGGGGGTGCTGCCGGAGTGCCGCTGCACGCAGAAAGCATTCGTCTATCCGGAGCTTTGCAGCCGGTTTCCGTGAGAGGAGGGAGGGAGATGACGCGAGTACGGAAGCCAGTCTATCTCGAGGCCGACACGCTTCCAGCGGGGGAGGTCAAGGAGCTGCTCGTGGAGTGGCGAAAGCGGCAGAACCTGGTGATCAGTGGCCTCCTGGAGTATTGGCGAAAGGCGAGCCCAGCCCAGAAGCAGAGCCTGCCCTGGTACTGGGAGGCGGAGGACGGGATCAACGTCACGGTGCTACGGCACCGGGATGGGCAGGTGCTGCTGCGGATTGCTCGGATTCCTCCCGGCGATCCGGTGCTGCTGTGGGCGCTCTCTGCTGGCACCCTCGACGGACTCGAGGAGACGCTGAGGGAGCTGCGCGAGAGTTGGATAGGGGGGCGGTGAGGCGGTTCCAGCTGGAGCAGAGCGGGGCTTGGCTCAGGATCCCGGTTCTCTCCGGCAAGGTGGCTCAGGGAGTCAGGTTCCGTCGCGGCGACCTCTCTACAGAAGAAGAGGAGACGACCAAGTACCGGAATCCCATGGAACGATGCAGGCTCTCGCCGAGTAGCTTGCCCAGCGAGAGCCTGCTGTCCAGAATCGGTGATCTGTCACCAATAAGGGTCATACCCCCGCCACCAAGGGAGGATCCAGCCGTTTCCTGGCTGCTCATGATAACGCCAAGTGAAGTAGTGCCTGCCGATGTTCCCCATCTCGACCTGCCAGCCAGGAGGGTTCGCTGGCGTATAGGTCAGGCACCGCCTCTCGAAGCACTGGACCAGGACCCACTGCTGCTGCCCAGCGACGATGGCCCTGGTCCAGTAGGGCTCGGTGATGGGCCAGCCCACGAGCCAGAGCCAGGGGAAGCGGCGCGGAACCTGGTGCAGCGTGTATTGCAAGAAAGTAATCGGCCTCGCTACTGGAAACCCGATAGAGCGGGCTCCGATGATCTCCCGCGCCTGCCACCCAGGCTGCTGGAAGAAGTCCCAGAAGACGCTAGCCACCGTGTGCCCGGTGGGACTCCCGATGTCAACGTAGGTGACGCCATAGGTACCGAGGCTAGCGTCATCCCCTACCTCTCCCTGACTGTCGATGGTCTGGATTACCGGCCAGCCTGCAGGGAGGGGCTGATACCTCATGACCTTCCCTAGGGCCGCGTAGGTGACCCCGCCGCCGTCGGGGTCTCCGGCGACGGGAATCGAGGCTGGCTCTCGTTGGAGGAAGATGTGGTCGCCCATCTGGAGCTGGCCGGTCAGGAGTTCCCATGCCAGGTTCCCGGAGGTCAGAGCCCACAGGGAGATGGAGGAATCCGGGTCCCACCCAGCGCGATAGAGGAACAGCGGTATCTTTTGCCCATCGACTTCAACTTCGACTTCCTTGTTACCGATAGGGAGCCAGAACGCTTCAGCAGGGACGTGACCGAGTTCAATCCGTCCCTTGTCGAAGTACATGACCCATCGCATCCCCTGGGTGGTCCGTGGCGCAATGCAGTTCCAGTAGCCCAGTAGGCTTGCGTCGTGGTAGGGCTCAACGAAGATGGCTCCAAAGCGGGCTCCGAAGAGCCAGCTTTCCTCCTTGTTGTCTACTACCGGTATGTCGAAGGTGAAGGCCGGGAGGGAGAGGGCGGTGCCCTGTTCCATGGTTCCTTGAGGCTCTCTAGGATGAGGAACCCTTCCACCTAGTCGCCCACATGCCAGGTCGGCTACCGCGCCAAGCCCAAGCTCTGGCGGCGGCTCTGCGCCCTCGGCTCCGAGGGGCAGGAATCCGAGCCCGCTCAGCGTCAGCGTGAGCGCAACGAGGAGCTGGAGTCCGCGAACTCTCGCCGGTAGCATCTGTCCCACCTTTCTGCTGCTTCCATCCCTCAATAATAACGACCCCGAGCTATCAGCGGTTGCGGGGCTATTGTCAGAATGGCAAGGGTTGAGAAGCTGGAAAATCGGCGGAGTGAGGACTACTCCCGGCCACGGATCCGGCCCAGGAAAGGAGCGGGGGTAGGGGTGGGGGGTCGGAAGCTCAGACGGCGCTGGCCTCGCCTGCGGCGCTGGAAGCGGTGCCTCAGACGGCGGCGGCCTCGCCCAACTTCACCCATCAGAGGGCAGCGACTTGGTACAAGCTGTCAAAACGTAGGTAATCAACGATGCAGGGGGAGAGGGAGCAGGGTGGGGCGAGCAGGCTGGCTGAGCGGGAGCTGGCAGCGAGGCGAGAGCAAGTCACCGTCTCCTTACGGAGACGTTGACATGCGTGCTATGGATGGCGCTAGCGAGGGGTGGGAGGGAGACAAGCCACCGGCTCCTTCGGAGCCGTTGGGGCAGCTCGCGATGCTGGCAGACCGTGGCGGCGCTATACTGTGGGCGCAGGTTGGATGACTGAGCGCTGGGGAGCGAGGGGGAAGGAGACCCGATGGCGGGAAACCAGGGCACGGATTGCTCCAATCCGTACCGCGTGGCAGGTGCCAAGGCACCGACTCCTTGCGGAGCCGCTGACAAGTCTCCGTCTCCTCCGGAGACGTTGATAAGTCACCGGCTCCTTACGGAGCCGTTGAAGTGCACGGTCTTCAAAACCGGTGGGCGGGGTGACGAGCCTCGCCGGTGGGTTCGACTCCCATGCGCCCTCGCCAGCGCCTCCCCTGCATCGATCGACGGCGGGATAGAGATACTGCGGGCACAGCGGGGGCACCACCGCACGGAAAAGCTCGCCGGCGACACGGCCAGCGGGGGGGACCGGCCACGCGTGATGTGCCCGGCCAGCTGGGCCTGACT